TGACATTGACATTCCAATTATTGACGTAGCAGTGGTTCCTACTGGTGGCACTATCACCACTATTAAAATGTATGTATCCAATACATTTACTACTGAAGGCGGCACTCCTTTGTATGGCTCTGTATCAAGCATTTCTGGTACTGGCCGTCAAAGTTTTGCATACACCGCAGCAGGAGTTACGAGTGCAAACAATACCCCTGTTGACATCGTAGGTGTTAATGGAACCCAGGCTTTGTCGCAGATTGTATTTACTCTGTCAATTGCAGCTACTGCAACTTTGGTTACCCCAACTGCAGGTCAGATTTATGTGGCATTGCGCTATGTCCAGCCAGACGGAAATATCGGTACTGCTACTGCTTACCCATACGGTAACTTCGACTAATTAAGTAACGGGGGCTTCGGCCCCCTTCTTTGGATTTAAGGAGTTAATATGTCTGGATGGACCGTTGTTGACTACAACTCAAACAAGTCTTTGCCCATTACGGGTATTGCTGGTTCCGGCACTGTAGCGCCGTTTGTTACCCCTGCGCTTGGCGCTCTAGACCCAGTAGGTAAGTTTCGCGTATCTACGCCACAAGCCCTGATTGATACCGACTTTGAGTATGGCACTCAGCCAACTAAGTGGGAAACGATTGCCCTGCAGAATAACCGCCAAAGCGTTTACTTTATCCAGCAGCAGCCCCTTGGTGTTACTAGCATTACAGGCACGACAACTCTGACGCTTACTGGCACGTTTACAGTTGCAGCCAACACCCCAATTTTTATCCAGAACGCAACTGATTCCAACGCAAATGGCTGGTGGTACACCGCTGCGGGTGGCGCAAACACCATGACCGTAATTCCTACTACGGCTTGCACCGTAGGGGAAAAATTCAGCGCAACCACTACCTATGTATATGCAGGCTACTTCTACTCCAACTGTGGTATTGAGGTTGGTGCAAACGCATTTACGACTGATGGCACGGCTACTGTTTCTGTAGCTACAAGCAATGCACATGGATTGCAGCTTGGTAGCTATGTGTATATCCGAGGCACCACAAGCTCGGGAACCATTATTAATGGCGCTCAAGTTGTTACGCAAACTCCTCAAGCAAACGTATTTAGATTTACCAATACTAACGGTACAGTAGCAGCAGCAGCAATTACCAACTCTGCTGGCACTAACGTAGTTTATGCCCGCCCATCTGGCTACACAGAGCCTCGTAGTTTTGACGGCGGTGTAGCGTTTACGGCTGGTGGCGGTACACCCAACCAACAACTGATTCGCCAGACTCGCCGTTACTTCCGTTACCAGTCAGGTAAAGGCCTTCAGTTCTCTACCGGCTCTTCGTTAAAGCCTGCGCTGTTTGTTACCTCGCTGACCGGCAGCACTACTACAGCTACGGTAACTACTCGCTACGCTCACAACTTAACGGCTGGCGCAAAGATTCAAGTGCTGAACGCAGACCAAGGTGTGTACAACGGCAACTTCACTGTTGCGTCTGTTACATCTCCCACTGTTTTTACTTACACAACCGTAAGCAGTGTTGGCGCAGCTACCACCGCTACCGGCCTCATCCGCATCAGCCCAACTAGCTGGTACGGGTCTTCTAACCGTGTGGGTATGTTTGACCAGCAGAACGGAGTGTTTTTTGAGTTTGACGGTCAGACTTTGTACGCTGTGCTTCGCAACTCTATTAACCAGATCAATGGTACGGTAGCAGTAACAAATAGCTCTGCAACTGTGACTGGAACTGGAACTTCATTTGCTACCCAATTGTTGGTCGGTGATTACATTGTCATCCGTGGGCAGTCCTACAAGGTGGTTACCATTGTTAGTAATACGGACTTGCGGGTGTCTCCTGAGTACCGTGGCTCTACCATCTCTGGCGCTTTGGTATCCAAGACCATTGATACTAGAATTCCACAATCTCAGTGGTATGACAAGTGCGATGGCACGGGTGCGTCTGGATACAACATTGACCTTACCCGTATGCAGATGTTCTACATCGACTACTCTTGGTACGGTGCTGGTGTGGTGCGTTATGGCTTCCGCGCCACCAATGGACAAGTGACCTATGTCACCCAAATCCAAAACAACAACCGCCAGTTTGAAGCATACATGCGCTCCGGTAACATGGCAGCTCACTATGAGTCCAACGGGCAGTCAGCTATTACCTACTTGACTTCTAGTTTGGCGGCTAGCGGTAGCACTACTACAACTGCAGTTGTTGCTGTTGACACCTTGAGTATCCCGCTTACAGCAACAACTGGTTTTAACAATGCTGGTGTAGTGCTAATTGGCAGTGAGTACATTTCTTACTCCAACATCTCAGGCACTACATTGGTAGGCTGTGTTCGTGGTTACGGTAACACTACCGCTCGGGGCTACCCATCTGGTACTACGGTTACCGCATCGTCTATGGACATTGCAGACGGTACTGGGTTTGCTCCATCAGGCGCTGTAAAAGTACAAGCTTCCGGTGCTTCTGGAGTTGTTGAGTACATTGCGTATGCAGGCAATGATGGGAGTTTTTTGTACGGCCTTACACGCGCCCAAACTGGCGGTCAAGGTGCTGCTCAAACTTTTACCTACAGTGCGACAGCACCCATTGCAGTTGAGTTTGCTTCCCCTGATACCGTACCCTCACTGTCTCACTGGGGTTCTTCGGTCATCATGGATGGTCAGTTCAACGATGACAAGTCGCTGATTTTTAACTACGGAACCACGGCGCAGCTTGCTGTCCCTGCCGGTGCAACAGTCCCTATTATTGCAATTCGTATTGCACCGTCTGTGGACAACGGCCAAATTGGTTTGCTTGGCGCTAAAGAAATTGTCAATCGTATGCAACTGCAGTTGGTTGAGCTTGGCATTGTCTCTGCTGGTACATTCCTAATCAACTTGGTTTTGAATGGGTACTGCACTAGCTTTAGCGGGGCATGGAGTTCACCCACTGTCGCCAATGGATATACCTCTTCGTTAGCGCAAGTAGCAGTCAACACAACTACTACAGCATCAATTAGCGGAGGTGAGTCAGTCGCTGCAGCATTTACCAATTCCAGTGGTCAAACTACACTGGACATAACTGGAGTTCGTGACTTGGGTAACTCTATCCTTGGGGGCGGTACTACAACTGCGGTTCCAACTGGACAGGCGGGGCAGTACCCAGATGGCCCAGATATTTTGTATGTAGCTGCTACTAATACGGCAGGAACAGCTACAAATATTCTGGTTCGCTTGAGCTGGAAAGAAGCACAGGCGTAATGTATGGCTACCAAGTCACCAGCATGGACTCGCAAGGAAGGCAAGAACCCCAACGGCGGCTTGAACGCCAAGGGGAGGGCCTCCGCGAAGAAGGAAGGCATGAACTTGAAACCTCCCCAGCCGGAAGGCGGCAGCAGGCGCGACTCTTTTTGTGCAAGAATGTCTGGAATGAAGAAGAAGCTTACCAGCGCAAAAACCGCCAACGACCCGAACTCGCGTATCAACAAGAGCCTTAAGGCTTGGAACTGCTAAGGAACCCCTATGTCATCGCTACCTCCAGATCAAATTGCAAAAATAGCACTTGCTCAAAAACTAGACGCCGAAGGTAAAAAGGCTCCAGTTATGGCTCCAAAACAGGGGTCAGGCCGCTACTCACGTAATGACCAATTTAAAAAACCCGTGTCTGTAACGATGCCCATGCCGACTCCTAAGCCGCAGTTTAAGCCGGATATTCCATACCCTGATGCTCCTAAAGGGGGCTCTACAACTACAGGGCCTGTACCTAACCCATCAAGCGATGAGGCAATGAAGAAAATCATTGCTGAAAAAGCCGCTAAAGCCGCAGGCACAGGGCTTGATGTTAACAAGCCGGGCGGAGCTCCTAGTGTAGGGACAGAAGGACCTAGTTTAGGGGGAGGAGACCCTCCCTTTGATGTATCAGACTACGGACCGGGCTTTATGTCTCCCCGTACGGGTATGGGCCCGACCGCTACAACGACCGGTATGAAGCGCGGCGGGGCTGTGCGCAAAAAGATGCAGACCAAGTTTGCCTCTGGTGGTTCTGTAGGTGGCGCTTCTCGCCGTGGAGACGGTATTGCTCAGCGGGGCAAAACCAAAGGACGGATGTGCTGACATGAATGAACATCACGACACCGCTAAACATATCATTGATATAGTTGCTCCGTTGGCAGCAATTGGGTCTTTCCTTGAGGTAATTTCACCAGTGTTTGGTCTTATCGGAGCAATTCTTGCAGTCATGCGTATTGCTGAAATGGTGACCGGCAAAGACTTTGTTGACCTCATCCGACGCAAAAAATAAAGGATACATCATGGCAATGGTTCCACCCAACCCCTACGATCAGCTTACCAACATTAACCGTGGTATGCCTCAAGTTGCTCAGCCAACAACTACTACGCAAATGCAGCCCAGCCCTCCAAGCTTGCGTGGTTTTATGAACCAGCATCATGGTCATTTTGGTGGCGGTAACTTTGGTATGCTCCCTCCAGGTATTGATCCACGCGCTATCGCTGCTAACCCTCAAGGTTACCAACAGTTTTTGCGTCAAGCTCAACAACAAGAGCAGCAGCATCCTGGTGCCACATTTTTGGGTCAAGCTCCACAACCTGGGATGATGCCTGGAATGATGCCAAAATCCGCTGGAACTGGCCTGGATATGTTTAGCAATGACCAGGAAAAAGCAAAGGCAGCACAATACGCTGCAATGATGCAATACCAGCAAATGCAAAAGGCGGATGGTCAAAAACCCGGAATGACGCAGCCGGTTCAACAAAATTCAAGCATGGGAACATTTGGATTGAACCAGCAAGATCTGCAGCAAAAATTGCTTTCTGAGCAGCAGTTGTATAGTCCCGCCCAATACGGAGGTCCGCTAAATGAGCCCAATTTAGCAATGCCGTTTTATCAAACCCAACAACCCCAACTCAATGATGTGCAAAAACAATATCAGGCAGCGGGCGGTACTGGAACAGGATTTGGTCAGCCTACATCTGTAGCAATGCCAACTCAAAATCAATATGCTCAAGGTAAATCAAGTCTTTCTGCAGCACCGCAGTTTGGAGCTGGGCCAACACAAAGCTCGCTTAATCAACCACTGCAATCCAACAATTTGATGCAGCAACTTGGAATGAAGTAATATGCCTTCAGTTAGTAAGAAGCAACACAATTTCATGGCTGCTGTGGCTCATAGCCCTGCTTTTGCCAAGAAAGTAGGGGTTCCACAATCTGTGGGGCAAGACTTTAACAAGGCCGATAAAGGCCGTAAATTTTCTAAAGGTGGTGACACTATGGCTACAAAAATGGATCCTCGTGTAATGCAAATGATTGCAGCTAAAGCTGCTGCAGCTCGTGCTCCTATGGCTCGGCGTCCAATGCCTGCACCCCCTATGGCTCCTGCTATGGCTCCTGGCATGAAAAAAGGTGGCATGGCTGCTTTTGAAAAATCAGGTAAAGATGTGGAGTCCAAAGGTATGCGTGAAGGCTCCAAGGCTGATATGGCCCTGGACAAAAAACAAATGATGGGCATGAAGAGTGGTGGAGCTACTAAAAAAATGGCTGGTGGTGGACTAGCTTCTAGCCACAAAAGTGCTGATGGCATTGCATCTAAAGGTAAAACTCAAGCTATGCAGGTCTCCATGCCCGGTAATCGCGGCATGAAAAAAGGCGGAAAGTGCTAAGGAGTACGCAATGACACGACCAACCAAAGACGAAATGCAAGAGATGCGTGATGAGCGCGATGCCCCTAAGCTGGAGAAGGCTTATATGGACTCCCTGACCTCAACCGAGGCCGCACCAAAGCCCGAGTCCAAAAAGGATCCTCGTGATGCTGTGCGCGGCCAGCGCGGGTACGCTAAGGGCGGTATGACTGCATCCAAACGCGCTGATGGTATTGCTCAACGTGGCAAGACCAAGGGAACGATGGTTATGTGTGGTGGCGGCATGGCCAGAGGTAAGATGTAATCATGGACTTCAATACCCCCCAACCCGATATGTTGGCTCAAAAGCAAGCACGAAGGGCTGCACAAGCTGCTGAAGTAACAAAACGCGCTCAAGAAATGTCTGAGCGGCAAGCGCTGACTCAACAGCGAGACGTTGCAAATAGGGCGCGTATAGCTCAAGACGCTGCAAGATTGCGTAGTCGAACAGGCCCAGATATAGATCAATTGATGTCCCAAATGGGGCCTGGACAAAATCTAGCAGATATGGCAGCTACAAAAGCCGCAATTGCTGCCAAGAACACAGCCAATCAATCGATGTCGGCGACACCAGTAGCGTCAGCAAAACCTGCCCCGCAACAAAGTAATGTGGGTTTTGGTCAAAAAAATATGGGGGTTATGGGCATGGGCAATAACCAAAACAATCCGATGGCAACCCAACCTGGTATGAAGCGTGGTGGTTCTGTTAAAAAGTACGCTAAAGGAGGCTCGGTGAGCTCTGCTTCTTCCCGTGCTGATGGCTGCTGCACTAAAGGAAAAACCAAAGGTAAGTACCTATGAGAGCCAGTCGCGGTATGGGGGATATTAATCCCTCTAAAATGCCATCAGCCAAGAAGGTTGCCCGCCGTGACAATACTGACTTTACGGAGTACGCAAAAGGTGGTCCAGTTGGTTTGTACGCCAACATCAATGCTAAACGGAAACGTGGAGCAAAGATGCGTAAGCCAGGCGCTAAAGGCGCACCAACAGATCAAGCATTCATTGATTCAGCAAAAACTGCAAAGAAGTAAGGAAATAAAATGTCCCAATTTACATTGACTGCCGAAGAAGACGCATTGGTTATTACTGCACTGCACAATAAAGCAGCACAGTATTCCGCCATGTTTGGCACGGCAGACCCAGAAATGGAAGCTTTGATTGCAAAAGTTGAAGGCCAGCTTATGGCTCCTGAAGTTGCAGTTGAAGAAATTTCTGCAGTTGTTGAGGCTCCTGTTGAAGAATCCCCTGTAGTTGATATCACTACCAACTAAATATGACTACCTCCGGCTCAACCACCTTCAATCTTGAGTTTGTAGAACTTGCTGAAGAAGCCTGGGAGAGAGCTGGCCGCGAGATGAGGTCTGGTTATGACTTGCGTACTGCACGTAGGTCAATGAACCTTATGACCATTGAGTGGGCTAATCGCGGGTTAAACATGTGGACGATTGAGACTGGGACCATTACCCTAACCCAGGGTTTGAATACGTATGCGCTACCTACGGACACGATTGATCTACTGGATCATGTGATCCGAACCCAGCCTAACGTAGCATCCACCCAGTCTGACTTAAGCATCACCAGGATTAGCGTATCCACTTACGCAACAATCCCCAACAAGTTGACTCAAGGGCGTCCAATCCAGGTTTGGATACAGCGTCTTTCGGGCCAAGTGAATCCTACCAGCTCAACGCTCAGCTCAACTATCTCATCCACGGATACAACTATAACTCTTGTTACAGTTGTTGGGCTTGCTGGGTCTGGCTACATCCGCCTGGACTCAGAGGATATTTACTACACCTACATCTCGGGTAACACGCTTGGCGGTGTATTCCGTGGGCAGAACAATACCACCGCAGCATCTCACACTGCTGGCGCTGCTGTTAGTGTTCCACAGCTTCCAGCCATAACGGTGTGGCCTACGCCAGATGGATCTCAAACGTACCAGTTTGTGTACTACCGCCTGCGTCGGGTACAAGATTCCGGGGATGGTAGCAATACTGCCGATATGAATTTCAGGTTTCTACCCGCTGTTACGGCTGGATTAGCCTACTACATAGCTATGAAGGTACCTGAGTTCCAGGGCCGTCTTGATATGCTTAAGGCTGTTTATGATGAGCAATTCAAATTAGCTGCTGGCGAAGACCATGAGAAGGCTACGTTGCGGCTTGCTCCAAGAATTGCATACATTGGTGGCGGCTATTAATGACCTCCCCATACGCATCAGGCAAATACTCGATTGCCGAGTGTGATAGGTGCGGCCAGCGTTTCAAGCTAAAGCAGTTGAAGATTGAGGTTATAAAGACTAAACTGTATCAATTGAAAGTGTGTGAAGTGTGCTGGGATCCAGACCAACCACAACTTCAATTGGGCATGTACCCAGTTAACGATCCACAAGCAGTGTATCAACCAAGGCCAGATACAACTTATGTTTCTGCTGGTCTTAACACTTTAGGGTTTAATACTGGTGGATCTCGTGATATTCAATGGGGCTGGAATCCAGTTGGTGGCTCCAGCCAATTTGACACAACTTTAACGCCCAATTACTTGGTTGGAACCACAAGTGTTGGTACAGTAACAGTAACGGTTTCGTAGGAGTAAATTATGGCTAAAGAAAACATGAAGATGGACATGGCGCAAGACAAGGCTATGATCAAAAAAGCATTCAAGCAGCATGATGCTCAAGAGCACAAAGGCGGAAAAGGTACCTCCTTGAAGCTTAAAAAGGGTGGCGTCACTGGTAAAGCCATGCGGGCTGTTGGCCGCAACATGGCCCGTGCAAACAACCAAAAGTAAGGTTAATCATGGCTACATTTAGTAAAAAAATGATGGGCAAAGAGGTTGGCTCTGCTGATGTGTACGCACAGCCGCACACTATGTCCGGCAAAAAAATGACCCAAGCACCGGTAGAGTTTGGAACCAACCCTGGCTTTCCTCCCAACAAAAGTAAGCTTGAGAATATTGATGTAAGCGTTGGAAACATCAGTAAGTCTGCCGGCAATGAGCCGATCAAAACCTCCGGAATCAAAATGCGCGGTACTGGCTGCGCTACCAAGGGAACAATGTCTAGAGGTCCGATGGCATGAACTACGCTGCGCTTGTAGTTGCGATTTCCGATTACACGGAGAACACCTTTGATACGGTGGATATGAACCTGTTTATTACACAGGCAGAACAACGCATCTATAACTCAGTTCAGTTTCCATCGTTGCGTAAAAACGTAACGGGAGCAATCACATCTAGCAACAAGTATATTTCTTGTCCTGATGATTTCCTGGCTCCTTATTCTTTGGCAATTTACCCACAGGCTGGTGGAAGTTACACATATTTACTCAACAAAGATGTTAACTTCATGCGTGAAGCTTACCCAAATCCAGCAACAACGGGCACCCCAAAGTATTATGCAATTTTTGGTCCAACTGTAAACTCTGGAACTATAACCAATGAGTTGACATTAATTATTGGACCAACCCCGGATGCTGTATATAGCACAGAGCTGCATTACTATTATTACCCGGTGTCAATCACTACTGCCTCCACAACCTGGCTTGGCGATAACTTTGACTCAGTGCTTTTGTATGGCGCTCTTGTTGAAGCTTACACCTACATGAAGGGTGAAGCAGATATGATTTCCATGTACAACCAAAAGTACATGGAAGCACTTGCACTTGCCAAACGTCTGGGTGATGGCATGGAGCGCCAGGATGCCTATCGCAGTGGACAACTAAGGGCGAAGGTTAACTGATGGCTATCATTCAAACCCAAACCACCAGCTTTAAGTCGGAGCTGTACCAGGCTGTGCATAACCTATTGACAGATACAATTAAAATTGCGTTGTACACAGGTAATGCCAATATTGGACCTGATACTACTGTGTACACAACTTCCAATGAAGTTGTAGCTTCTGGGTATACAGCTGGTGGAAACACTTTGACTGGTGCTACAGTTAATAGTTCTGGTTATACCGCCTATGTAAATTTTGCCAATACAAGTTGGGCCTCATCCATTACTGCCCGCTGTGCTTTAATTTACAACTCAAGCAAGAGTAATAAGTCAATTGCTGTTATTGACTTTGGATCTGACAAGTCTTCAACTACTACATTCTTGATTACTATGCCAGCTAATACTTCAACCACCGCACTCATTCGGAGTTCAAATTGATTATTACCACCACTAAAGGCGACATGGATGATTCTTTGCTTAACAGGAAAGCAGGGGTTGTTGATAATGAAAATGAGTACACAACTTGGGTAGAGTACTGGCTAGACGATGAGCTTGTTCATCGTTCCGCTCATGTAACACTGAAGAAGATGCCGGGGCTTTCCACTGGTGAAGTTGCTACCATTTAAGGAAATATCATGGCAAATACTCAATCAATGTGTACCTCGTTCCTTAGTGAACTGATGACAGCTACCCATAATTTTGGTGTTGCACCTACTCGTGGAACAACTGCAGCGGATACTTTTAAAGCGGCTTTATACTACACCACGGCTACTGTAAACGCAGCAACTACGGCCTACTCAGCTACTAATGAAGTTTCTGGCACGGGCTATACAGCGGGCGGTACTACAGTAACAAATGCAACAGCCCCGGCATCAACAAATACCTCGACTACTGCAGGAACAGGATACTGGACGCCGTCTGCAAGCTTTACTTGGACTACGGTGACGATTAGCACGGCGTTTGATACGGTGCTGCTCTACAACTCCACCCAGTCCAACAAGGCTGTCAGTGTCCACACATTTGGCTCCCAGACCATTACCGCAGGGAACATCACTATCACGATGCCTGCCAATGCGGCTGGAACTGCTTTACTGCGCTTGGTTACGACCTAACCTGTTGCTTCCCAAAGGGAAGTTTGTATGCGTATTGCTAATCGCTTATCAAGTATTACATACCTTGGTGTGGTGATTAATACATATGAAGCTAATGCCGGTGAAGGCATACCAATGCATACACATCTTTTTTCTCATGGAACTGTATGCCAAACTGGGTCCTGCAAAATTACAATTGATGAAAATTCTTTTGTTATACCAAGCGGCATGTTTTATGAAATGCCAGCAAATACAGCGCATGAAATTGAAGCCATGGAAGATGGAACTATTATTATTAATATAGTTCCTGACCAAAGGATTATGGTAAATGCATAATGGCGCAAATAATTCTTTACCCGACAACCAGTCCTCAATCTTGGAATCTTCCAGCTGATTGGAATGATGCTGCAAATACCATTGAAATATATGGGGCTGGAGGTAGTGGAAGAGATGGAACGGCAACTGCATCTGGCGGCGGTGGCGGTGGCGGTGCATATGGACTAGCAACCAATGTACCGCTTAAAGCGGCGGATGCTGCTGGATATGTAACCAACAAATTTTATGCTCCCGGAACTTTATGGAATGGAGTTATTGCAACTGACGGCTGCACTGGATTACCAATTATTGGCGCTTTAGTATTTGCAAGTAATGGGGTCCCTGGAATTTCCGGCGGTCAAGGCGGCTCCATAGGTGGTTCTCAAATAGCTGGCATTGTTTACACTACAATTTCAAGGGCTGGCGGTAACGGAGGTCTAGGAAGAACTTCAACTACTGCTGCCGGTGGTGGAGGTGGTGGTGCGGCTGGACCTAACGGCATTGGTGGAGCAGGAGGAGCAAATAGCGCTACCAATCCAACAATAGGTAGAGGCGGCGGCGGTGGAAACGGTGGCACGGCTGGTTCTGGTACATCTGCAACAGGTGGAACGGCGGGAACGGGGGCTGGTGCAGGCGGTACTGGCGGCGCGGCATCCACATCAGGTAGTGCAGGTGGCAATGGAACTTCTGTTTACTCTGGTGGCGGTGGAGGTGGCGCTGGTGATGGCACGGGAACTACTGTTGGCGGCGCTGGTGGAACTTATGGTGGGGGCGGCGGCGGCGGCGCTTCTTCAATTATTTCAACGGGTGGAGTTGGTGGTGCAAGTATCATCATCATCAATTACACCCCAATCCCAACTGTAACTGTAGCTCTAACATCCGCATCAGCCTCTGGTAGTTTGGGTGCACTTGTGTTTTCAAAGAGTGTAGCTATAACTTCTACAGCTGCATCTGGTTTTTCTTCTACTCTAGGCTATACCTATTCAACGCTCCTTGGAAATAATACGGCGAGCGGTTTTGCGGGAACTGAAACCTACGCTTCTGATGTGCAGGTAAATGCAACCGGGGTTATTGCATCTGGTTTTGCCACAACGCCCATTTATGCTTTAACTAATTCCACTACAGGCACAAGCGCGCTCGGACAAACAGCTACACCGGTGTATGCGCTTACATCACCTATCTCAAACACAAGTGCTGCTGGGCGTGTAAGCCTTCCGGCATATGCGGTTTCCTTAGCTACTTCTGGCGTATCAGCATCAGGGCTGCTGGGCACTGTTGTATTTTCAACAACTATAACTTTTGACATAACAGCAGTCACAGCCTCCGGCTATGCCTCAAACACAGCCATGTCTTTTGACAAGGCGCTTACTACTACTCCAGCTGCAGGAGTCCTTCAAACGCTGGTGTATGGAATAACACCAAGCCTTACATCTGTGGTAGGATCAGGATCAGCGTCTGGGTTTGCCTCTTATGCTGTAACACAGGCACTTACAGGGACATATGCAAACGGCTATATTGGTCAGGTTGTATCTGTTGGCTGGAGGGTGATACCAACACCACAATCCCCTGGTTGGAATGATGTTAGTAACACGCAAACGTCAAGTTGGAGTACTGTAGATAACATGCAAACTTTGAATTGGACCGCTGTTAGCGACACTCAGGCGTCAAATTGGGATGCTATAAACAACTTGCAAACAGCAAATTGGGCTGCTGTTGGTAATACCCAAACGTCAAGCTGGAATGATGTTAGCAACACGCAAACAGCAAATTGGGCTGCTGTTGGTAACACGCAGAATCCAAACTGGAGTGGCATTGGTAACAATCAAAATTCAAATTGGGGCAGTGTTAGTAATACCCAAGCGCCAGGCTGGGATGCTGTAAACAACCCTCAAGACCCAGGGTGGGTAGACGTTAACACTTAAGGATTAGCTATGGCTGTCAATTACACATCTTTACTGAACTTAGCACAGCCGGTAAATGGTACGGAATCTGGTACGTGGGGTAGTGATGTAAATAACGGCATCTCGTCGTATCTTGACATTGCTATTGCTGGTGGCTTGGCAGTAACTGTAACTACTGCTGATGTAACGCTTGCACCCACCCAGGGAACAAGCTCCGGAACAAACATTACATCAACAACCTCGCAGTACGCTATTTTGAACGTAAGCGGGGCTATGGACGCTGCACACAATCTGATCGTACCTAGCACTAGCAAGTGGTACATCATTAACAACGCTACTACCGGCGGCTTTGCTCTTACAGTAAAAGGTGCAGCAACTACAGGTGTGGCTCTTGTCAACGGTGAGAAAGCCATTGTTGCCTGGAATGGAACTGACTTTGTAAAGATTTCTGGCGTATCTGGCGCTGCTGTGTTTACCTCTGTTACAGACTCCGGGCTTACCTCTGGGCATGTGACCTACGCATCTACCGGTGGACTGCTGGTTGACTCTGCCAACCTGACGTTCAATGGTACGGTGCTGACTTCCAGCTTTGCCGGACCAGTTGCCGCCACAACCCTTAGTGCATCCAGCACGGTGAGTGGCTCAGGCTTTTCCACTTACCTAGCAAGCCCTCCAGCTATCGGTGGTACGGCTGCTGCGGCTGGATCTTTCACTACGCTATCTGCCTCGTCTACGGTCAGCGGGACAGGGTTCAGCACATACTTGGCAAGTCCACCGGCTATCGGCGGTACAGCAGCTGCTGCAGGTTCGTTCACCACCCTAACGGCGTCAACCAACTTTGTTGGCCGGATCAATCCTCGTGCCCTTGCCAGTACGGCCAACAGCGCCACACCTACCATCAACACCGACAACTACGACATAGTAGTTATCACAGCGCAATCCGTAGCCATTACATCGTTTACGACCAACCTGACTGGAACCCCGGTCAACGGCCAGAAGTTGTGGATCTCTATTACTGGTACGGGCGCTATTGCAATTACCTGGGGCGCTTCTTTCGAGTCCTCCACGATCACGCTGCCAACCACCACCGTGACCACAAACCGGCTTGATATTGGTTTTGTTTGGAACGTGGCTACCAGCAAGTGGCGCTGCGTTGCTACCGCGTAAGGAGCAAGCATGTCAAAGTGTGCTGTTTGCGTAAACAATGCAGTTGTCAACATCATCGTTGCCGATGCAAGCGACCCGTGCCCTGTTGAAAATGGAGTTTTAATCTCCGTTGATGGCATTGATTGCGATATTGGCTGGGTGTACACCGGCTCAGGCTTCACTAACCCCAACCCTCCTGAATGGAGTGATTTGTAATGCCTACCGTTGTCTTAACAAGTGGAACTACCTGGACAGTCCCAAGCGACTGGACCAGCTCAGGTGCGACCATTGAGGTAATTGGTGGCGGTGGCTCAGGGCGTGTTGGTGGTAGTGGTAATGGAGCCCAGGGCGGTGGAGGTGGTGGGTATACAAGAAATACCGTTGCTGCTCTGAATGCAGGCCAATCTATCACCATTGCTATTGGTGCTGGTGGCGCAGCTAAAAATACAACTTCAACAGACGGAACGGCAGGTGGCCTTAGTTACATTGGCACTGCAGCGGTAACAGGGTCAATTGCAACAACAACTTTAACAGTAACAGCTGTATCAGTTGGAACCCTTTATGTTGGATCGTATATCACAGGAACCGGCGTAACCGCAGGAACATACATCACCGCTTTTGGTACTGGCACAGGAGGGAACGGAACATACACTGTATCAGCGTCCCAAACGGTGTCCTCTACAGGTCTTTCATGCTATCTTGCTTTTGCAAATGGTGGTGGTGCCGGGGTTTCAGGAGCGGGTGGAGCGGGCGGTGCAGCTTCTAACTGGGGAACCACAAAATATGCAGGTGGATCTGGTGGCAGTACCGGTGGAATAGGTGGTCGAGGCGGCGCTGGAGGTGGTGGCGCTGGAGGTTATGCTGGAAATGGCGGAAATGGTGGTAATCCAACTAGTACCGGTGGCTCAGGTGGTGGTGGAGCTGGTGGATTAACGGGCGCTGGAACAACAGCCGCTGATTCAACTACAGCAAACGGTACAGCTGGTGGCGCTGCAGGATACTCTGGAAGCTCGGCAGGTACCGGAGGAACATCAGGCGTACCTGCTGGTGGCGCTGGCTCCAATGGTGCTGGTGGCGGTGGCGGCTATCCAAGTGCTAGTGGTGGAGGTGGTGCTGGTGGCGCAGGACCTGCAGCTAGTGTTTTGGGTCAGTATTCTGGCGGCGGTGGTGGTGGTGCTGGAAATAACAGTGCCGCCACAATTCCTAACGGTGGATCTGGCGGAGGTTATGGCGGTGGTGGCGCTGGTGGTATTGGAGCTATAACAAGCCCTAGTGCTTCAGGTGCGGGTTCAAACGGCGTGATTGTCATAACCTACACTAGCGCAAACGGGTTCTTCCTGCTGTTCTAATATGATTGATCCCATCACCCTCATTGCTACCGCACGGGCTACGATAGCCGGTGTTAAGCAAGCCATTGCGCTGGGGAAAGATGCGGCTGATTTATGGCATCAATTTTTTGATGTCAAAGACGCTGTGATGAGGGAAAAGGCTAAGCCGTCAAAGAAGGCGTTTCAGTCTGCCAACTCGCAGGCTATGGAACTGATTCAGCTTGCAGAAGAAATGCAGCAGGTTGAAGAGCAGATCAAACTGTCTTTTATGAGGCGCGGAAAAACCAACTTGTGGATGGACTTCTTGAAAGAAAGGAACCGCATCGTGGCTGAAAATAAAGCAAACGAAATTGCGGCAGATAAGGCTAAGGCCAAGCGCAAGAAAGAAATTGAAGAAGTTATTGAAATGGTTTTGTTGGTGGTCCTCATCTCCCTAATAATTACATTGGGTGTGTGGGGTACTATGGAATATATTGCTTTTATGCGGAAATAATATGAATGAACTACTCAATATTCTCAAAGGCATTGCGCCTGCTGTTGCAACCGCCGTTGGTGGCCCTCTTGGTGGCCTCGCTGTTACCGCTATCGCTAATAAGTTTGGCGTGGCTGATGACGTTAAGGCTGTTGCGGCTGCTATTGCAGGTGATCCAGAAGCAGCGACCAAGCTGGCTGAACTAGACCTCAAGCAGTTTGAGTTGGAGAACGCTGACCGCGACTCCGCCCGTCATATGCAAGAGACTGCGTTGAACCAGGACGACAAGTTTGCCAAGCATTTCATTTATTGGTTTGCATGGTTCTGGTCCATCGGCTCAATGGCCTACTTCTTTGCCATTACCTTTGGGCAAGTTCCAGCCAGCGGTAAAGACTTCGGTAACATCATCTTGGGCTTCTTGCTGGGCACCGCTGTTGCTACCATCATCTCGTTCTTCTACGGCTCCAGCAAGTCCAGTAAAGACAAGACCGATACCATGAGCAAGGAGTTGATGAAATGAACCTCACCGAACACTTCACACTTGAAGAGTTGACCCACACCGACCATCGTCAATATGACAACACACCCAACGATGCAGAGCTCGCAAATCTTAAACGACTGGCTGAGTTACTGGAGTTGGTCAAGGTGGCACTTGGAGGTAAACCCATCATGGTCAACTCCGCCTTCCGATCTAAGCAGGTCAACGACGCAGTCGGCTCCAAAGATACGTCCCAACATCGAGTGGGCTGTGCTGCGGACATCCGTGTTCCCGGAATGACTCCAGATCAAGTGGTTCGTGCTGTCATTGATGCCAAGCTTCCTTTTGACCAGATCATCCGTGAGTTTGATGCCTGGACACACATCAGTGTAGTGAATGACATTGGGCACCTCCCCCGCCGACAGGCTCTCATCATTGACAAAGCAGGCACTCGCGCATTTGCCTGATTCATGGGAAAATGAGTTATGCCACTAAAAAAGATTTCCCTTAAGCCTGGTGTTAACCGTGAGAACACGCGCTACACCAATGAGGGTGGCTACTATGAATCGAACCTGGTTCGGTTTCGCCAAGGTACGCCTGAAAAAATCGGTGGCTGGTATCAAATTTCCGCCAATACATTCCTTGGAGTTTGCCGGTCCCTATGGAACTGGGTAACTCTTGGCGCACAAAATTTAATGGGCGTTGGCACAAATCTCAAATACTACATTGAGAATGGTGGTGCTTACTATGACATTACACCGATTCGTGCTGAGTCTACTCTTACCAACCCATTTACTACAATTAATTTATCAAAAACAATTACGGTAACAGATGCTTCTGGTGGATATAGCAACGGGGATTTTGTTACATTTTCTCCATCGGTTACAGTTGGTGGAATTTCAATTGGCGGTGAATATCAAATAACCGCATCAACCGGGGCTACCACCTACACTATTACTTCAACATCAGCAGCTACCTCCGGAGCAACTGGTGGCGGTACTGTATATGCCGTTTACCAGGTTTCGGTTGGCCCCGAGTATGCAGTCCCTCTATCTGGCTGGGGTGCTGGGCCCTGGGGTGGTGGAACCTGGGGCACTGGATCCACAACAGCAGATGCTATACGCATCTGGAATGCCAACAACTTTGGTCAAAACCTAGTGTATGGGCCACGGGGTGGGGCTTTATATCTTTGGAATGCAAACATAGGGTTTAGCTCTCCATCAATAACTATAACTATTGCAAGCCCAGCAGTAGTTACAGGTACATTTACCATAGTAGATAATGCCGCTATTCAGCTACAAACTACTGGGGCATTACCTACTGGATTAATAGTTGGAACTACTTACTATATTAAGTATTTAACATCAACTACATTTAATCTGGCAACATCTACCACATCAAGTGCGGTATTGTCTGGTGTGGTAATTACTGGTACGGCCGGTCAATTTAGTTGCACCGCATCGAGTGTTGCTTTAGCTATTGGTCAATCATTAACGATTAGTGGAACCTATGGTGGTACAGGATCCATTACTGGATACACCAACCCAACGAAGTACTACATTATTGCTACCAATGGATCAACTACGTTTACGCTATCCACTACAGCTGGAGGTTCTGGAGTTACGACTACGGCTGGAACTCCAACTGGACTTACCTACACGCTATCTACGACAATTAATACATCAGGCACACAGTCTGGTGTGAATAGTGTATCGGTGCGTGGAATACCGCTATCCAGCCTTAACGGCGCAAGTTCTGTTCCGCTGTATCAAAACTACCTGCTCATCTCCGATGTGAGCCGTATCACCATTGTCTTTGGAACCAATGACTATGGCAGCACAACCCTGGATCCAATGTTGATCCGGTGGTCTGACAAGGAGTCTTTGGTTGAGTGGCAACCATCCGCCACTACTGAGGCTGGATCAGTTCGTTTTTCTCATGGATCAAAAATTGTCACCGCGCTGCAAAGCCGACAGGAGATTGTGGTTTGGACTGATTCCACAATTTACTCCATGCAGTATTCTGGTCCGCCCAATGTATTTAACACCCAGTTGCTTGCAGACAATGTATCTATTGCAGGTCCAAATGCTATGGCAGTGGCTGCTAACGTGGTTTACTGGATGGGTGTGGATAAGTTCTACAAATATGATGGCCGGGTCCAGACATTGCGATGTGACTTGCGCCAATTCATTTACAGCGACATTAACCCGCTTCAGTTTGACCAGGTGTATTCAAGCACCAACGAAGGCTTTAATGAAGTCTGGTGGTTTTACTGCACTGAAAACTCAAACCAAATAGACCGGTACGTTGTCTACAACTACTTTGAAGATGTTTGGTATTACGGCTCTCTGGGTCGAACCGCATGGATTGATACTGGACTACGTAGCTACCCTGTTGCTGCTACTTACTCCAATAATCTTGTCAATCAAGAGTATGGTGTAGATGATGGAACCAGCGGAACTTTGGTTCCAATGAATTCTTCCATCACAACATCAGAGTTTGATATTGATGACGGACACAACTTTGCTTTTGTATGGCGGATGTTGCCTGACTTGACATTCCGTGGATCTACAGATGGGACGCAGCCAAGCCTGACAATACAGTTGCAGCCACTGCAGAATTCTGGATCTGGCTATAACAGCCCAATCTCCATAGGTGGAACAAGCTCCACTGGAACACAGACTGTTAACACGGCCAAGAATGGAATTGCACCGCTGTACACCTATCCGCAAGACCCAGACATCTTTACCGGCCAACTCAACATTCGTGTGCGTGGTCGACAGATGTCCATGAGAATTGCATGTAACACGCTTGGTACCCAATGGCAGCTTGGAGCACCACGTATTGATCTTAGACTTGATGGCAGGCGGTAATCATGGCTCAAAAAAATGTTGTAGCACCTCGACTACCCAATGCTACTGAAGAGTACGATAGCCAGATGATGAATCAGTTCATCAATATATTGCGGCTGTATTTTAATCAGCTTGATAATGCAGGGCCTATTGCTGCATCTTCACAGTTTAGTGGTGCATCTGTTGTTTCTGGATTAAGTTTTTACCCCAATTCTGGGTCAACTGTACCAAGCTTGCCAACTCAAGCTAATCTTGCTAACTTGCGTATTGGTGATATTTACTATGACACTACTGCAAACAATGTACTGAAAGTGAAGGTTTAATATGCCAGGACGTCCAGATAATGGTGGAGGTGGCGGTTCCGTTGGGCCAAACACGCCCGGCGCTATTGCTTACACTGAATATGGTGGTCGTAGTGGAACTGTTCCATATACAGCCTATCGTATGCCAACTGAGGCAGAGCAAGCGGCCCGCGATCTACGCTCTCAAATGCAAACACTTTCTCCAGAAATTCAAGCCAAGTTGGCTTCTGGAGAGTTGACCTCGCAATACACAACTGTAGCCAATGGTCTGGGTAGAAACGGTGATCACACTTCAAATAATGGGATTAGCGAGTTTACATCTCAAGGCCCAAATGACACCACTATTCATTATGACTTGAATGGAAAACAAACAGCTATAACGCAAAATGAACATGGTGGCGGCTGGTTAGATCATGCAATGGGCGCTCTTGGTGGCGGCGTTCAGCATATTAGCGATGTAGTTTCCAGTGATCCTATTGCTCAGGCGGCAGTACTTGCAGTTTTGGCTGTTGCTACTGGCGGTGCTAGTGCATTGGTTGATATGGTTTCTGCCGTTCCTGAGTTAGCATCTGCTTTGCCCGAGATTGCAGCTACAGCTCCTGAAGTAGCAGCGGTAATTCCAGAGGTGGCTTCAGCTGTTCCTGAAGTTGCATCTGCATTGGCATCTGCAGCCCCTGAAGTAACTGCCGCTATTACTGCTACGGCCCCAGAAATAGCAGCAGAGGCTGGTCTAGGTTCTCTTGGTGCTGCTGGGTCTAGTCTCAGTGGTGAAGCTTTACTTGGCTCAGAGTTGGCGGCATATCCAACGGCAGGGATAGTTGGCACAATCCCTGAAGCTGCTGGGTTGGGTTCTCTTGGAGTTACCGGTTTAGAATCTGCTATTGATTCTCTTCCAGCCTACGATCAATATATTCCAACTGATGCTCCAGGTCTTCCATCTCTTCCAGCCTATGACCAATATATACCACCAAACACTCCAGGTCTTCCAGATATCCCCGCCTACGATCAATACATTCCGCCAGAGACGGTAAGTACTCCTCCGTCTATTCCTAATACGCAAGGTCTTCCATCTCTTTCCGATGTACCTACCTATGATCAGTACGTACCACCTGATGCTCCGGGTCTTCCGTCTCTTCCAGCTTATGACCAATATATACCACCTGATGCCCCGGGTCTTCCCGATGTACCTGCCTATGATCAGTACGTACCACCCGAAACGGTAAAAACTCCTCCATCTATTAATGAAATGGTGGCTTCAGGTACGGGTCCAGGTTCTGCAGGAGCTCAAGGAGCAGCTAATGGAACATTGACTGGAGATGCATTGAATGCTGCTTCTGGCGTGGGCACAGCCGCATCCACACTTACTGCCGCACAGGTTATCCAAGGTATTAAAGATGCTAAAGCTGCTGCAGATGCATTGAAATTGCTAGGCATTGGAGCGGGTGGCGCAGCAGTGGTGAAGTCTTTGACTAGTGGCGGCGGAAACTCTGGTTACCAAGGAACTGTACCGAAGTACACGGCCTCCAGGACACAAAAGTCTGCAAGTGAAACAAGGGCCGGGGTTGATGGTAAGCCTTACCGTCCTGGCCAAGGTGGGGTTACTTATTTCAGCCCTATGGTTTATACCCCAGCCGCAGCTAAAGGTGGATTGATGGGTCTTGCTGGTGGTGGCGAGATTGGAAATGAAGCGCCGCAATTTAATATTTCACTGAACACGGATCAAGGTAGCAATTACCCTGTTCAAGGATATCCATCTCGTGAGGATGGGGTAGAGCAAAACGGTATCACTCAAAGCTCTTTACCTCAAACATCAGGGCTTCAAAGTTTGTATGGTCCATCCATGCAGAACTTTAACAATGGTGGAGCTGTCCCAGGTCAATATGGCCTTGGCTCCTACTCAGATGGTGGGCGCTTGTTGAAGGGGCCAGGTGATGGTGTCTCCGATTCCATTCCTGCCATAATTGGGGAAAAACAACCAGCCCGTCTTGCCACGGGTGAGTTTGTTATACCGGCTCGGATTGTGTCTGAACTTGGAAATGGCTCTACAGAAGCTGGCGCTCAACGTCTGTATGAAATGATGGACCGCATCCAGAAGACGCGCCGCAAAACCAAAAATGTTGCTGCCAATACAAACGCAGCTAAGTACTTACCTGCTTAAGGAATCATCATGGCTACTTCAGCGTCTACACTAGACAACAACCTTTCCACCGGTGGTACAAACTCCCAGGGTCTTGCTAACTGGGCTGGAGACTACACTACTGATATGCTTGGTAAAGCCAGGGCGTTGTCCGAAGAGGATTACAAGACGTATCATGGTCCATTGACCGCTGGTGCATCCGATTTACAAACCCAAGCTCTTACAGGATTGGCTGGGCTTACAGTCCCAACTGGAGCTGCAGATGCAGCCAAAACTGCTGGTAATGTTGCAACAAGTTTGCAGGGCATGAAGTATGACCCAACTACATTTACCAGCCAATATGCTGCTCCTGTAAGTTCCGCGTTTGATGCAACTCAAGCCCAGGCTTACATGAATCCATATCTGCAGGTGTCACTTGACGCTCAATTGAAAGAGCTTCAAAGACAGGCGCAGATCAACAACATGATGGCCGGGTCAAAGATGGCGCAGGCCGGTGCTTATGGCGGTGGACGTCAAGCTATTTTGCAGGGAGAAGAAAACCGGAACCTGCTTGACAAATCTCAAAGCTTAATTAACACCGGATATAACACCGCTTACGATAAAGCTATGGCCCAGTTTAATGCTGAGCAAAACCGCAAAGTGCAAGAAGCACAGAACCAAGCTCAATATGGATTGAGCGCACAGCAAGAAACCGAGAGGTCAAAGCAGTATGGATCTAAATATGATATTGACGCTCAAAATGCAGCCCTTGCCGCCGCTCAAGCGCAAGGTAATTTATCAAGTACGCAAAATCAACTTACATTAAATAATCTTAATGCACAGCTTGCTGGTGGTGCAATAGATCGCGGTATTACTGCAGAAGGTATTGCTGCAGATAAGGCTGAATTTGAAAAGCAGCGCGAATATCCAAAAGAACAGTTGAGATTTGAAAAAGAAATGTTGAATGGATTACCAATTTCTGCTGTTACAAATACTCCTGGCTCAATGACAGATCTAGGGAACTTGTTATCCGGCGTTGGTGGTCTTGGGCAAATCGCAACTGCTGCAGGATACAAAAACACGGATGAGCTCTTGACTGATCTGTACGGTGGAGTTGGAAAAGCCAAGGATGCAGTGGTCAATTCTGATTGGTACAAGTCCATTTTTGGACCCTAATAACTTACTGAATTAAGAGAACAAAATGAATCTTATTCAAATTCAAGAGAACCTGAAGGATCTTCCTACTCAGGCAATCATGTCTTACGCTAATGGGCAGAACCCACAAGTTCCACCGTACATGGCGCTGAGCGAGTTGAACCGTCGTAAGTCTATGGAGCAGCGGGCAGCTCAACAGCCGACGGCATCTGTCAAAGATCAGCTCGAGGCTGCAGTCACGCATCAGCCACCTCCTGGGCAACCTATGCCTCCAGGGCAACCCATGCCTCAAGGCCCACAAGGCATTGCACAACTGCCATCACAAGCTCCACAAGAGCAACCTCAAGGGCAACCACAAGGCGCTCCACAAGGGCAACCCCCTGGTCCTCCTCAAGGTATGGCTCATGGCGGCTTGGCTGGTTTACATGTTAATGATGAGATGTTTCATTACGCACCTGGCGGCATTGTTGCTTTTGCTGAAGGTGATCTTGTTGAAGGAAGTGATACTGGGCAGGTGATAACAGACGCATCCAGAGATTCCGCCCCGGATGAAACTTTGCGTGACTCTGGTCCACACCGCATCACAAAACCACAAGTAGTCCCAACAGGACTTGGATCTCTTGAGCCACAGATTGCAGCGATTTTGGCAAAAGGGATGAGCGGTGAATTAGCTAGTGCAGAGCCCCGTAATCCAGAGGTTATCAGGCAGGAGATCATGGACAAGTATCCGGAGCTTGCTGCGCTTGTCAACAAACTTCCCGGCTCTGAATTAAAAGATCTGTCCAAGCAATTGAAAGATCAAAACCAAGCCAACAAGGATAAGTTCCAAGAGAGCCAAGGCCGCATGGGTCTGGCTGGACTATCCCAGGCTTTGATTGCTGCCGGTGAAGCTACTCGAGGCCATAAGGGTATGGCTATGGGTGAAGCTCTTGGTGGCTTTGGTAAGTCTTACGCCAACTTTACAGCTGAAGATGTCAAGCGCCAGCAGGCCCAACAAGCAATGGAGCGCCAACAACTCATTGAAGTTGCCAAGCTTGACTCTGAAATTGGAACCCTGCAGCAGGCATATGCCAAAGCCATGATTGATGGCCGGACTGCAGATGCGGCTAACTTTGAAAAGCAATTGGCTGATCGTCAAGATAAGAAGCAAGCGTTGCAGATTGGCACCGCTGAAAAATCAGGCACACTCGGCATCCAGCGGGGAACTTTGGATGCAACCATTGCTCACAATAAGGCTATTGAGGCTCAGCAGGCGGCTCAGCTTGCGGCTCAAAAGATTAACTGGCAGGCTCAGAATGATTGGCATCAAGAGCAGATCAAGGCGCTCAAAGAGTCCAAGCCACCTGCCGAACAAAAACTCATTGGTATGGCCGAAAGAGAGTTGGAGCGGGATCCGCAATACAAGGATATTGTTAAAAAGATGGAGCAGTTCACTTCCCCCGCGCAACTGCAGTCACCTGATTTCTTGTATCTGCAGAAATCGGCAAATGCCATGCGCGAATCTGCCTATGCCCGCCACAATCTACCGGCTCCTCCAGAGTTTACAATGCCTTCCACTGAGGGCTTTGTGAAGCCAAAAGAGCAGGGGTTTATTTCTAAATTTTGGAATGGTGACCAGTCTACTGCAACGCCAAAGGTAATTAAACTTGATTAAGGCTTCTTATGCCCATTTATGAGTACAAAGGTCAGCAATACGATATTTCTACCGATGACCAGGCAGAGGCAAAAGCTAAGATCCTGAACTACTTGGGCACACAGGCAGCACCGGCAGCTCCGGAGGCGGGGCTTGCCAGCATTGCTCCACCCAAGATTCAAACAAATGCCGAGGGGCAGATCACCGGGATGACTCGTGATCAATATCTGGCTTCCTTGCAAAAGCGTAACGAAGAAACCCCCAGTCGCTCAGCTGGAGAAGCGGCACTGGATGCTGGTATTACTTTACTTAAGGGTGCGATTGGTTTGCCGGAGGCATATGTCGGCTTGGTCGATATCCCTACGATGGGTTATGCTGGAAAACTTTTGAAGCAGGCTGGCTACAACCCGAAAGAAGCCAAAGAAATTTTAAATTCCTATCTGTCAGAAGCGCAGCAAAGTGCCGCTCGCAAGGTGGGTGAGGCTGAAGGATTCTTACCAACCCTGAAAGCTGCAGTTCAAAACCCAAGCGTCATTGCCTCGTCAATTGGAGAGTCACTCCCTCAAATGCTTGGTGGCGCAGCGGTAGGCAAAGGTTTACTGCAAGCTGCTCCCAAAGTAGCTCCGTGGTTAGCTGGCGCTGCTGGTGAAGGCATCATGGGCGCTGGTAGTGCTGCAGAGCAACTGCGTCAAGAATCCAAAGATGAACTGCTTACCGGCAAGCAGGCGGCATCCGCAATTGGTTCTGGCGTATTCACTGCTGGCTTTGGCGCTGCCGCCGGACGGCTGGCGCATAGCCTGGGGTTGGAAGATATCAATACCCTGCTGGTTAACGGACCACAAAAATCTGGCTTCAAGTCTGTCCAGGATTTTGCTAAGCGGGCAATTGGTGCTGGAATTTCAGAGGGCTTGTTTGAAGAATTGCCGCAATCTGCACAAGAGCAGATGTGGATGAACTACGCGCAAGATAAGCCATTGATGCAGGGAGTCGCCAATCAAGCGGCAATGGGCGCATTGGCTGGGGCTGCAATGGGTGTTGGTGCAACCGCCCTGGCTGGACGCCAAAAAACCCCGCAGCAAGAACGAGCACAAGTTTTCTCCGATATGCTCAATGCAGCAGTCCAGGGAAAAGAATTTGATCCTGATGCTATTCCTGCCATTGTTGCAAACCGGATGAGCGCAGACAAAGGTTTTGAGGCTGGGACCAACATTCGCGTTAATCCCGCTACTGGACGGGCTGAGTCCAAAGTTGAGCCAGCCGCCCCACCGGAAGCTCCGGCAGGCATTGCCACCCCGGCCCCTCAAGCTGCCCAGCCATCCACCCCAGTTGCAGCGCCATCTGAGTCTCAAGACTCTGCGGCCATGATGCGCGAGCTGTTTGAGGAGCAACCAACTATAACAAATGTTACAGTTGATCAGCCACCAACCAAGGTGGAGGAGCCTAAAATTGTTAACTCCTACGATATGGGGGAAGGCACCGAGCTGCGTGTTATTCAATCGCCAACGGGGTATGCGGTCAATCTATTTGATGCCGATGCCGGCCAATATGTACCCGGTGCCAACCGCATATTTCCAACTGAAAAATTTGGGGATCAGGCATTAAACAAAGCTATTGATTTTGCAAAATCCGAACAGGAAAAAATTACTCCACAACAAGGAAAACCAAGTGTCCCTGAAGCCACTCAAACCCAGCAAGCAAAACCGCAAGAACAACAAGCGCCCAGTGCCGTCGACCTAATAGAGGGTAATGATAAATACGATACACCAGAGTTGCGCCTGCAGCAGAGTGCTGCCCTTGGTGATAATCTGACCAGCCTGATCCATGATGAAATGGAGTCTTATGGTCGCGCGGCCATTAAGAAGAAATCGCTAACAGACAACTACGGCAAGAAAAAAGATGCATGGGTTGATGCATCTGATGCGGCCACCATTGCATTTGGTGCCAATGACTTTAGCGTCTTCCAGCCATACGCAACCCTCTTCCCCAAGACTGCAGCCAAGTTGCAGGCTCATTTAAAAACTACTTCGGCGCAAGAACAACAAGCTGTTCCGGCAACCCCGGCCAATCAAGAAACAACCCCGGCCAAAGCAGCGCCCAAGGGCTCTGCGTTTCGTCGTGCTTCTTATGACAAAAACCCATTCCTGACATTCCTGGCAACTCACGGCCTGTACCATGTGAAGGATAAACCTGGAAGCCTGAAGAGGGAGTTTTCCCCTGACAAGCAAATCATGGTCAGCGGCTACGGTCCAGTGTTTAAAACCTCCGGACGGCAGATGGATGAGCTGCTGCCTTTGGCTATACAAGATGGCTACTTGCCGCAAGATGCCACTGAGTCGGACCTGGAGCGTTTAATTCAAACAGCAGTTTCCGGCAAAAAAGTGGAGCCTCAATATTCGGAGCAGGGCGCACTCAATGTTGCAGCGCAATATGAGGAGCGCATGAATCAAGAGCGCGACGCTTACGAAGAGCGCACCAACCAAACCGATGAAGAATGGTTTGGCACGAGTGAGGCTGAGTACATGGACCAAACGGCGCGTGAACTCGCTGCCGCTCCAGACGCAGACTTTAAAGCCGTCACCGATGAAGACATTGACTTCATGGATACACCCGCCAGCAATATATCCATGCGAGCCGCAATGGAAATGCTTGGCTTTACAGAAGAGGAGATTCAAGATGAAGAGCGCAAAGCTGCTGCAAAAACTGGCAAAACTGTCGCCGGACAAGCGGGTGAAGGTAATCAATCAGGCCAAGCAACTGAAGCTGCTGGCTCAAAAGCGGCAACAAGCGAAGAGCTAGAGCTTGCCACTCAAACCTCAGAAGAACTCAAAGCAAAACAGGCGGAAATCGAGCGTCTTACAAAAGAGAATGAGCGCCTGTCCAGGCAGGCTGAGGCCAAGGCTAAGGCCGACGAAGAGGTTGGTGAATTCACGCTAACCGGCAGTAATCGTCCGGCAGATGTGGCGGCAGCTCGCGGACAGAAGGATATCTTTGACCAGGCGGAAGAGACCGCTCCTGAAGAAGCCCCCTCTGAAGCGCCAAAGACCACTGCAGTCCAGCCGGTAAAAACCCCAGAGGGCGGCGCAATGCGCTACCCACTGGCCTCCATTCTATTCAATGACGGCTATAAGGTCCTAGCTCTGGATAACCCGCGCACCTACGTTGACAAGGGTGGTGAGTCTCACCGTACCTTTGAAAAGGATGGTGTGCGCATTTCTATGACGCCGCAGCTGGTGCTGTTTCAGGACCGTAATGCTGTCATTACAGGTCAAGGTGAATCCACCGACCTAACCGTCAATGCGCTGTTGGTTGATCCCAACATGCGGGGCAAGGGTGCAGCCAGCCAGGCGCTGGGCAATCTCACTCAAGCCGCTGATCAATATGGAGTCACCCTCTACATTGAGCCAACTCCCATTGTGAACCTGCGTGACAAGAACGTGGGCTTGGACCGCCAACAGCTTGAGGATCTGTACCGCAAGTTCGGCTTTGACTTCCAAGACAACTCTACCAAAGTTATGGTTCGCGAGCCTGAAGTGCAAAAGGCTGGCAATGAAGAGGTGCTTGGGCCGGTTGAAAAACCAGCAGCCCCAAGGCTGAAAAATGAGCCATATACCATTGAGGCCAACTTCACCGAGGTTGGCGAAGAGAAGCAGCACCTGTTGCTGTCTGACCAATCCTCCAAGCTCACTGAGTCCCAGAATCAAACCCTGGAGAAGCAGTACGGCGCTAAGCGTGACTCCACCGAGTTCCTGGACAGCCTACGCAAAGACGTTATCGCCTTCATCACGCAGGGCGCAAAGTCGGTCCACGGCAAGATCCGCGCAATCATCAAGCAGGTTGCTGCTGGTGTGTTGTCTGTTGCCATTGTGTTCAACCCACAATTTGTCAGCAAGCCATACACCATTGCTGTTCCTCAGTATGATGTGAAGACCAGCGAGGTTATCAAGGACCTGCCCAAGGAGGCGCAGACAATGTCCGATGCAGCCAAGCGAGCATACGGCGTTATCTACCCAGCCCTGGAAGCCCAGCTCAAAGCCAACGACAAGCTGTTCATTGTGGCTGACAAGCAAAGCGGCAATACCTACCTGTTCAATCCAGACGGCTCTTTACTTTTGCAAAGTAAGACATTGTTTGGTAAGGCTATCGGTGACTACATGCATGGTGACAACGAGATCGTTGCCAACCGCATCACCCCAGCCGGTGTGTTTGACCTTGGCCTGCGTGATGCAAAGCGAAGTGAGGGCGAGGCTTACACTGCCGGTGACTACGATTTTGGAAAAGTGTTTGTGCTGGACAAGTCGCACATGGGAAGCCACGGCCCGTACTCCAATACGATCATGCACTCCGTCTGGACGCATGAGACAGATGCCAAGCAGCGCCTGGCTGCACTTGAGAAGCCCGGGGCAGAAGACTCCCGCTACTCATTTGGCTGCATCAACGTCAACAAGCCTACCTTTGAATACCTGATCACCAACCACCTGAAACAGATGGATGGCGCAAAGATCTTCATCGTGCCAGAGAACGGCACCAACGTGATGGACTTCATCAACGGCAAGGCAATGAGTAGTGATGACATCATCCGCCAGCGCGTTGAGCCGGTGATAAAACAAACTATCACAGAGAAGAAGGCTCCAGCTCCGAAGAAGGAAGTGGAGCGTGAGATGGTTGGCCGCACCGAAGAAGAGAAGGTCGGGGTTAAGACGGAAAATGTACCGGAGAAGAAACCTCGCAAGCCTGGTAGCCAGACATTCAACAGCATTACGCCGGAGTCCAGCAACTTCAAGCGATTTTTTGGTGATAGCAAGGTGGTCGATGCTGACGGCAATCCGCTGGTGGTTTACCACGCAACTGATAATAAAAAAGATTTTTCTGAATTTGATACAGAAGATTTTGGATCATGGTTTGCTGAAAATATATATACATCAAATGGTTATGCAAATAAATCAGGTGAAGGTAACCCTCGAACAATCCCTGTTTATCTCCGGATAGAAAATCCATTACTTGTTCCTGATGATATTGATCTTTCAAATGATCATACATTTGAAGAAATCATAAACCGCATAAATGATGAAAATGGAACAACATTTGATGTTGCTGATTTTGGTGATCCAGAATATGAAGGTAATGCATATGAGCTTATAGCCCACGATGAACGCTTCATTAAACAAGTGAAGGAAGCCGGCTTTGATGGTATCCATGCACTAGAGGGTGGTGATTGGACATGGAATGCGTTTAACTCCAACCAAATCAAGTCCGCCATTGGCAACAGCGGTGAGTACGGTCCGTCCGGAAATATCGCCAACAGCATTGGCCGTACCCGTGATATTGAAGAGGAGGTCCAACGCTCGCCATCCTTCAAGCGCGACATGAAGACACTGAACCGGATGCGCTCTGATGGCCGCATTACGGATGAAGATTTTGTCCAACGTGCAGATCAATTGATCAAAGAGGACGAAGATCGGCGCATGAAAGAGGAGCCTACCGCTCGTCAACGTGGCTACTTGATCATCCAGGAGAAGATGTCCGCAGCGGTGCGTCGGGGCGAGATATCGCGTGATGCATATGACCTCGCCAACTGGTTCATGTCGCAGAATGAAGACTTGGTCAGCGACCTGGGCTTGAGCATCAAAGGTAAAGGGCAGGCTGGACAAGGTGGAACTTATCGATCCCTGGCGCGTATAGCTACCTTGATTAAGGGTGCCGGAACTGATCTTACGGCTACGCATGAGATATTGCACCACCTTGAGCGCATGATGCCTACAAAGGTCCAACAGGCCATCCGTAAAGCTTGGGCATCGCAGCTACTGCAGGCGCAAAAAAAAGCCAAGACTCCAGCCGAGAAGCTGTATTTTGCTGCTCTGATGGAAACTCATTATGGTGAAAATTTCATCGATAATTTTGAAATTCCAAAGGGAGCCGGGCCGGTTTACGAGAACATAAAAAAAATCTACCGTATGGAGGGCAAGAGCCTCACCAGTGAAAAGCTTGCGCAAGAATTGCTGATGAATAGTAATTTGCCAATGTCCAACTATGAGTACTTCAACCCATCTGAATTCTGGGCTGTCAACGGCTCAGACATTGTTAAAGCCAGGTACGATTCTGTTAAAGGCGGGGTGCTGGCTCGACTGAAGAACTGGCTAAAAGAACTGGGCCAGAAGATCAAGTCCTTATTTGGCCTGAAGTCTGACGCATCCATCATCCGCGCACTGGATAGTCTCGCAAAATCTGATGGTCAGTTTGTGACCAATGAGATGCTTGGTGAGGGTGACTACAACCAGATCATCCGTAACATCCAGGGCAACCCTGCGCCCACCGCTATTTGGGATTCCCCTGAACCTTCTTTTATAGATGGCATTGAGTATCAACTCAGAGACAAACAGGTTGATACCAGGCGCGTCATTGAGAAGATCAACGAAGCTGTTGGACAGATTGATGAGCGCCTGGACGCCTACACCAAGGAGTCCCTGTACTCCTCTCGCTCCGCAGCTCGGATTGAAAACTTCTTGGAAAATGAATTCAGCCCACTGTTTAAGCAGATGCAGAAGGATGGCATCACTCATGGCGAGCTGGAGACCTACCTCCATAACCGCCACGCTGAAGAGCGCAACGAGCAGATCAATAAGATCAATTTGGCTCCGGATGTGCAGAATAAAGGTTCCGGCATCGACACGGCTGATGCTCGCGCATATCTTGCAAACCTACCCGCTGCACAAGAAGCCAAGCTAAAGGCTCTGGCCGCAATGGTGGACGACATCATTGATGGAACGCAAAAGCTTTTGGTGGCTGGAGGTCTTGAGACTCAGGAAACGATTGATACCTGGAACAAGACCTACAAGCACTACATCCCGCTGCAACGTGATGACCTTGACTTTGTTCACACTGGTTCTGGTTATGTTGGCGGAGTTGGCACTCGAGGTGGTGCCAGTAAGAGAGCAGTCGGTTCTTTGAAGCCGGTAAAGGACATCATTGCCAACATTGCCATCCAACGCGAGAAGGCCGTCCGCCGGTCAGAACAAGCTGTTGTTGGCCGTGCTCTTTATGGCTTGGCTATTGCAAACCCCAACCCCGGGTTCTGGTTGCCGATCAACCCTAATGCCATCAAGAATAAAGCCAAGCTTGTTCAAGAGATGATGAGCTTGAATCTACCAGCGCAATTCGCCAACAATTTGATTCAAGAGCCCAAGGTTCCTGTGATTGATAAGGCTACCGGCCTGGTGCGTTACCAGGTCAATCCAGCTTTGCGTAACAGCGATAACGTCTTCCCTGTTCGAGTGAACGGTGAAGACCGATATATCATCTTCAACCCGCAAGATGAGCGGGCTATGCGTATGGCTCGTTCGCTAAAGAACCTGGATGCAGATGAGCTGGGCTATGTGCTTGGTAACATGGGTGCAGTTACCCGCTGGATTGCTGCTGTCAACACACAGTACAACCCTGTGTTTGGCGCATGGAACATGGTCCGTGACGTACAGAGCGCGGCATTTAACTTGTCCACCACTGCAATTGCTGGTAGCGAGAAGGAGGTTCTGAAGGGAACCATGCCTGCAATGTTTGCTATCTGGAATCAATTGCGCGGCAAGCCAGCCAAGAATGCAGAGCAGCAACAGTACATGGATCTGTTTGAGCAGATGCGTATGGCCGGCGGAACCACTGGCTTTGCAAAACAATTCAGCGGCCAGAGTGAATCGTTCGGTGCCTTTTTCTCTCGCATGAAGAGCGGTAAGCCAAAAGAGAAAGTGAACATTGTTGAGCAAGAGATCAAAAAGCTTAACCGTGGCAACGCTCGCAAGGCAGCTCAAAAATTGTTTGATGTGCTGTCCGACTATAACGATGCAATGGAAAATGCTGTACGTCTATCGGCATTTAAGGTATCGCTAGATAAAGGTCAGAGCGAACAGAAGGCTGCATCAATTGCAAAAGAATTGACGGTCAACTTCAACCGTAAGGGTGCGGCCTCTCCAACACTGCAGTCTTTGTATGCATTTATTAATGCATCCATTCAAGGAACTGCTCGCCTGTATCAAACCCTCAAGGGTCCGATGGGTAAGAAGATCATGGCCGGCGGTATTGCGCTTGGTGTGCTGCAGGCAGTTATCTTGGCGCTTAACGGATATGACGATGGAGATCCTCCGGACTTCCTGAAAAATAAAAACCTGGTCATCCCAATTCCATTTGCTGGACAGAACTACATCATTCTTCCAATGCCTCCAGGATTTAACATCTTCCCTGGCATTGGCCGGATCCTGACAGAGGCCACTCTGATCAAGACGGGGATGCTGAATAGCAACAAGGACCTGGGCGACAAAACAGTTGGTGTCTTAGAGCTTGTTTTGGATGCATTTAATCCGCTGGGTGCTGGTAGCATTACCCAGATGCTGACTCCCACCGCATTGGATCCATACTTTGCGTTGAAAGAAAATAAAGATGCCTTTGGCCGTCCAATTTACAAAGAAGACAAGTCAAACCGGCCGACGCCAGGCTACCAACGCTCAAGAGAAAGTGCTACGGAAGTCAGTAAAGCGCTTGCGGAGTTTCTGAATTTTGCATCATCACCTATGGGAACCAAGTACACCAAGGGATTCATTAGCCCAACCGCAGATGAGATCGATTACTTGGCTGGACAGTACTTTGGTGGCGTTGCTCGAGAGGTCATCAAGGGAGTGAGCTGGGCCGCATCTCCGTTCACTGGGGAAGATATACCGGCATACCGCAAGCCAGTGATTGGTAAGCTGTACGGAGAAACTGAAACCCCTGCAGCTGTATCGTCAAAGTTTTACGACAACGTATCAAAGATGGCTACCTATGAGAATGAGCTAAAGCAGCGCCGCAAGAACGGAGATCCAACCGATGAGTACCTGGCTGACAACCCTGATGCTCGCTTCTGGAAGCAGGCTAACAAGGTTGAGAACGAGGTATCTCGGTTGAATACCTCCAAGAAGGACGCCCTGAAGCGCGGAGATGATGAGGGTGCTAAGCGAGCCAATGATTTTAAGGTTGAAAAAATGCGGGCATTTAATCAACTACTCAGAGAAGCCCAATGATCTCCCGCTCAAAGAGCTGACCGATAGTCCGGCGGTGTGCTTCCTCCCACATCTCCAGCCTTTCGGCTCGGCTCATATGAGCTCCCTGGTCCAGCTCGGAATGGCACTTAAAGCACAATGATGCAATCCTGTAGTCATTGGCTTTAAGGCTGCGCCCTTTGCCGTCACGCATCTGGTTGCTGTGAGCCGCCACTACCGTACCGTCTTCAGTACCACAGTGTTGGCAGGGAAGCTCACGAGCCGCATCCAGTAGCTTACGATTCCGGTACATCTTTTTTGCGCTTCTTGATTGTGGCAAGACCACCATCAGGTTTGCGCCCAAGCATGTACTCATCTGCTAATTCAAAAGAAAGCTTGATGATGCTGGCATCTTGCTTCCCTCTGATGAGCAGACCAGCCATTGCAAACATCGCGGCGATATCGCGCAGGTTTTGGTCATGCTCAGTCATTAGTGGACCTCGTGTAGTTTGTAAGCTTCTCTTGATGAGTTCAACGCAGTAAGAACAGCGTTACAGACCTGGTGGTTGTCGTCCATCTTGATTTGCACAAGGATATCGCACATAACGCAGCAAAGCGCCATAACAGCATCCATAGGCTCATCGCAAGGAGTTTCCATAACGGTTGACTCAATGGCATGTAGCATTTTGATAAATGACTCTTCCATCACATCTCCAGTTCTTTAATTGCGTCACTAAGCAGGTCGTTTAGGTACTTGCTGCGGACAGCGATATGCTCAATCTCCTCCACCTGATCAACGCACTTGATGCAGTCACGCAGGGCCTTGTTGTATCCAGCCTTGTAGGCATCGTTGCCATCAAGGATCATTGCTATGGCGTCACGCACCATAGAGGATGCCTTGCGTTGCTGCGCCAGCACCTTGATCTTCTCGTAGTGCTCAATCGGAAGGTACACGCTGTACGGTACTAGTTTCTTCATTGTTTCCTCCATGCCTCAAAGGCTTCTTTGAGTCGATTAAATAGGGCTCGGGCGTCTTCATCGGTCTTCAGTTCCTTGCGGGACTCAATACCAAGATAGTCGCTCAACCATTCGGCACATGCCTTCTCGTTCTGATCTTCCAAGAGCTTCTTCTGGCTAAGCCACTCCCAGAACTCAGGGTCACGGCACAGCATCCCAGCCATCTTCACGGCATGGTCGCCCGGGAACTCTTGCTCACGGTTCATTGGCCGCTCATCATCACCCAGCCGAACCATGACCACCACATAGCGTGATCCAACAAAGTCACGCATCAGGTCATCTGGCAGGTCATCGGGATGGACGGCCATCGTCAACACGTAGCCGTCCTTGGATTGTTTCAGCCCAGTCTTGATGCCCTCAAACTGAATTGGTTCGCTCAAGCTTAATCTCCAGGTAATTAATGATGCCAGCAGCTTTGATCATTGCAGTTTTCAGTTCATCGTAGTTGGCTTTAGTCTCTTCAAGAGCTGCAATCAGCTCCTCCTCCTGCTGAATAGATAGCCGAAGAGCTGCATCAAGGTTGTTGCAGACCTTCTCCCAGCCCTCAACAGTAGTTGGCTTTTTACTTTTAGTCATCCCAGGGATCCTTTTGCGTTGTCATCGGTTTTGCATTGGTATCCGCTTTAATGGAAATCATGCGGTTGCCGTTCTTGTCCTTCTTCAACCAAGCGCCAAGCTTGATCACAACAACCTCGTCCTCGGAGGCGTCAATCATTGCCAGAAGATAGTCCCGCTCAAACTTGATGTCGCCATTCATGTCTGGCTGTTTGTCGGCAGTCTTGCGCGTGTTGGTGAGAAGTAGTCCGCTGTTTGGGTAGTCCATTATTGATCCTTAAATTTTGCTTTGTTTTCTTTGAACATGTCCATGACCTCGTCATAGACCTCGGGGTGGGAGGTTTTCACTGCGCTGTACAACTCGCGGTTGACCTTGAACATTTCCTTGACCTGCTCTTCGCTGGTGGCGTAGCTCAGCTTCAGTTTGGTCGCGCTCAACAGTAACTTGTTATGGTCGTCAGCATCCTCGGCGTGGATGGTGATGGTCCACTCGGGATTTGTCTCCTTGTAGGGAGGCGGCAATGTATCACCTTTCACGCGCTCGGCTGGTGCCTGGACGATGTGAGGGCGTGGCACAAAGGTAGATACCTTGGGGCGCTCTTCCTTTACTTCTGCTGGCTTGGAGGCGTCCAGCACATCATGCTCAACGATCTCCATCGCAGTCATCCACAAGTAGCGGCGCTGGTAGGTTTCAACTGCACCCAGGTTCTGGATGGGGTGTGCACCCTTCAGCTCTGCTTTAGCCATAGGGCTAGTGATAACGATGGCTGTTCCATCATCTATATCAGTGAGGGTTAGTACGGCGTACTCTGTTGTGTAGGAGACAACACCGCACAGGCCAACATCGGCAAAGATTTCCTGAATCGCCGGAAGGAAGTCTCCCAACTCAAAGTAACTGTAACCAGCAAACTTGTTCTGTCCCGTCTTCTTCAACTTGATTCCCTGCAGACGAATCCGCGCGACCATTAATTTGTTATGTACCATTTGTTTTCCTAAAAGGTGGGGGTACTCGCTGCACTAGTTGATCTGTGCTAGTAACGGCGCACTCCAGCATCTGCTTTCCCCCCGTAAATCATTTACTCATTTGTCCAGCCTTGTAGCCAAGGAACCAACAGATCGCGCAAGGTACTGCTACACCTAATGCAATAAGGATGTCAAGTGCCATCATTTGGCAATCTTCGGCAGTGGATAAGGAACCTTGTTGGTAGGCTGGCAGTGACCATCGTCCGAGGCAAACGGTTTGGTCTTGAAGTCAGCGTCTTCCAAACAGGAGGTATTGGCCGACACGGTAGAGCACTTCACCTTGACCAGACGGGTCTTGTCAGGGTTAACAAAGTCCATCGTTGCCCAGCCATCACCCTGGGGGCAAGCATTGTCTTGTGACGAGTCGCCACGACCAACAATGTCCCAGCCCTTGAGCAGGACGTTCTCTTGGCGATAGCGTTGGGCATTCCACATGGCGTTCTCACGCGCAGTACCCTTGGCTTCTTCCAGTGATGCGAAACTAACTTCTTGTTTACCGCAGGCAGTAAGTAGTGCCACAGTTGACAGGGTAATCAATAGTGCTTTCATATTAAGCTCCTTCAATGATTGATTGCTCGGGTGCGCTGACTGCTGTCTCAAGGACTGCACCATTGCTCATCAACTGAGCAACATCCAGCGTCTTTGCAATCCGTACATCAAATGTTTTGCCAGCGATGTGGCGGATAGCTTGTGCCTGGCTTGCGGCCTGCACGAGGTGTTGTGTGCCACCATTGGTGACTATGTAAATGCGTTGTTCTGCTGCCATTATTTCTCTCCAGTTTTAATTAAAGTAACAAAGACAGGAGTCAATTCCCCCATCCATGCCCCAATTGTGTTGAACTCAAAAAACTCAATGGCCTCGGTTTCATCCATTCCATCAGCCATCAAGATATCAATCACCTTCTCCATGTCGTAGGCCACTACTGGGTGCATCCCGCATCGTTCTGCAATCCCAGCAATAGCTACGTCATACCCATCGGGCTCCAAGAACATAGCGTCCTCGAGCATCTCCATGATTTGTTCGCGTGGTGCGCTCATTACCACACCCCAAACCAAATGCCCGTGCCGTGGATCCATGCGATGGGAAACAGGATTGCCCCCGCCAACAAGAACCCCCATGATGCAGTCTTCAGGCAAACAAATATGTGTGTGAGCCATGAAGCCGCAACCCAAATAACCAGCGCCGGCCCCCAAAAATCTTTCATGCTTTTTCCTTTGCCTTGAGTTGATCTTTAAGCTGATTGCGCTCTTCCAGTAAATCGCCAATCATCTTCAGGTGCTCCTTATGGCGATCCTCCATAACCTTGACAAGCCGCTGAAAGTCAGATGCCCATTGGCTCATGCTGCGAGTCAGGATGTCTGCATTCCACCAAACATGATCAGCAGTTATTCCTTCCACCTTGGTTCCAACTTCTTGAATACCGCTCTCTTCCATCCATTCCATACTTACTCCTTGGTTGTTTGCTCTTTGTACGATTGCCACTGATTGCACCAACGACTGACTGAACAGAAGTTGGCACAGCGCGTCCGTTCACCTGGGCGCACCTCAATCTCGTACTCTTTACCGTACTCGGCCACCTTGGCCTGAGCTTCATCAATGGTGTCGCAGACATTGCGGGCTTTAACACCACCAATCTTTTTGACCGCGTAGGTCGTTTGCTTTTCCCAAGTCTCCTCTGGAGTGCAGTGGGGTAATTCATCACCAGTCTCGAGATCAAACAGGGCATTGGAGTGCAGCTCAACGCGCTTCTCAATGAACTCCTGTTGCTCCTCGTAAGACCAGAGCCGGATAGGGATAACCTTGACTGGCGCATCGGGATAGTTGGCCTTGAGGGCGGCATCACGGCGGCTCCAATCACGGATGATGGCTACGATCTCCAGCTTGCTTACGTCCGACTTCTTGACCTTGCGGACCAGCCATGCGTAGATGTTGAGCTGCAGCTCCCAGTCGATCTTCTCGTTCATCACCGACCAGGCCCCAACAGTCTTGTAGTCGTTGACGGTTATGGTTTCATCCTCGTTTACGATCTGCAGATCTATAGCACCTGATATAGACCAGCCGTCAACAGTGGTGTGCAGACGCTCTTCAACAAGGTGGCTGTCATCTCGGCCATGCTCCAGTACGCCGTGAATAGCCGTGCCAAAGATGGACCAGACCATCTCACTGACATCCTGCTCAATCTCTTCAGCGTGGATCTTGCGTAGCTGGACGATGCGGGGCGAGGAGATCAGCTCGGTAGCCGAAATGTTGGCCTTACCCTTGGAGTAGGTGGGGCGGCGCAGGACGTTAACGAACGTCTGCGGAAGGTTGTGCTTGTTAGTGAGGATCATTATTTGATGGCGTGTTCTTTGATGCAGTTGGAAAGAGCTATAACGCAGTGATCCTGGGCATATTCATGGCCGAGTTCGAGCGTTTTTTCATACAGATCTGTGAGCTGCACGATTGCGTCCTGCAGTGCATCCAGCACGAGAACGCGATCTTCTAGTGCCGTCACATTATTTTTTTTGATGTACTCCCACTGGAATTGGTAGGGGTAATCAAACTGTATCTCTCCACGGTGGTAGTTCCAGTAGGCTGTAAAGCAGCGCAATTTACTCATTCGTTTCTCCTGTAAAATTTGGGGTGGTGCAACACATTGTACCCATATCTTATCATGTATTGCAAGAACTTGGAAAAATAAATTTATGGCCGTCACAACAACGCAGCGCAGCCTCAAGTACATGAGGGACAACGGCTTCTACGCCGAGGTGGTGGAGCGGTACAACTCCTTCACAAAGCGCAAGAATGACTTTGCTGGCTTCATTGACATCCTGTGCCTGGGACAGGGCGCGGTGATCGGTGTGCAGACTACGAGCTGGGGGCACACATCAGACCGGCTGAAGAAGATCCTTGAGCACGAGAACCTGGACATCGTGCGTGACGCCGGCATCAAGATCGAGGTCCACGGCTGGCATAAGAAGGACAACCGTTGGCAAGTAAAAGTTATCCATGTAGAATAAAGCCGTGCTTCTCTCCTTGGCTCTTTACAGGGTCCTTACCCCCTGGGCAACTGGGGGGTCTTTCTGTAACATTGTTATAGTTGAGAGCCAACATGCATGGGGATTGGTCTTATCGGGAAAGCTGCCGGTGACCAGCGGACATATCGTCTGACAAACCAGTCCCCAGCCGTGTTGGTGGTCTATCGGGTTAGCGCCGGTATGAATGCTTCCGTGAAGTTACTGGACACACACTGCTTTATGTGAGCCACCAACAAATATTTTTCAAAAAGATCTTGCACACCACAAAATTGGTGTACACTACACTCCGTTGCAGTCGTGTGCAATAGATTGAAAGCCGTTACTCATGCATTGGCCTCTAGGGATTCTTGGAGGACACGACCCAGTGCAGTAGTAACGGCTTTTTGCATTTACGCGGCAACTTTGCTGTTGGGATCTATCGGGTTTTGGGTTGGCATGAGGGAAGCGTAGGAAGCCGCAAGGTGTAGTCCGCAGTCCACCAGCCCTACGACGTTCTGACCTACAGCGAGAGCGCAAAGAAGATGCATGGCGCAATCGGGGGAATTCCATTTGTGGCCCGTGGGTTCAAGTCCTTCGGATAACCCAAATGGTATGGGTGGCCGAGCTAGACGTTGCCAAGCAGCGGAAAGTACCCATAGGCAGCACAAGCTGGATTGATGCTGCCCCACATGGATGACCGAATGGCTCCGGGGGTGTGGAAATTTGCCAAAGGGGTTCACTCTCCCTTAGGCAGACTTTTGCCACAAAACTTTACTCATCCACCAGGGGTGTGAAATGTCGAAAAACAAACGATCCAAACGTAGGGATAGATTGGCTTCTTCCGGATATGTTTTGATCCACCCAGCGCCAAAACCAAGGCCAGTTGATGTGAAGTCAAGTAACTTTTTATCAACTTACGAATGGCGCAAAGTTCGCATGATGGCTTTGAAGAAACATGGCTCCAGGTGTCAGTGCTGCGGAGCTTCCCCAAAAGATGGGGCTGTGATGAATGTTGACCACATCAAACCACGCAAACTTTTTCCCGATCTGGCTTTGGACCTCAACAATCTTCAAGTTCTGTGTCATGACTGCAATCACGGAAAGGGGAATTGGGACCAAACCGACTGGCGCTAAAAATATTTTTTGCAATAGTTGACTTTTTAAAAAATCATGTGTTATGCTTTAGGCCAAGGGAATATTTGTACCCATCCCTTACTAAACCCAAGGAGCAAACAATGATTGATTGGATGAAGAACCTGTACCGCCCACCATCCCCACAAGCGATGGCGTTGCGTGAACTCGAGTCGGCCAAACGGGAGAAGCTTGATGCTGAATCCGGTGTGGACTATGCAAAGTCCGTTGTGGACTACAACAATGCTCGTATTGAGCGCCTTGAAAACTTTCTTTATGGAGAGACAAAATGAACTGGAACATCTTTAAGCGCATCGAAGAACTGGAAGCTACTGTTAACAAGTTGCGCCTTCAATTGGTTGAGCACACCTTTAAAATTGATGATCTCGAAAACAACTCTAACAATGTTACAGTTGAACAGTTCCCCATCATCGACTATGGCCGCGCAATAGTGAAAGGTGAGGGTCAGCCAATCCCCATGAGTGAGTCCGACCTCAAGCGTGAGCTCCTGGCACAAAGAAAGCGCGATTACTACCAGCGCAACCGCGAACAGATCCTGGCTAAGCAGCGGGCTAAAAAGCGTGATGAAGAGCGTAAGCGCAAGTCTCGTGAGTACGCCAAAAAGTACTACGCCAAGAAGAAGGCTGAACAGATGGCGAAACATGCTGAACAGCGGTTCCAAGAGATGTCGAAGCTTGGTCCGATAGCGGCATGAAAGCCCTGTACGACCTTATCACCCGAGGTCTGTCAGCCATAGGAATGTCAGCGGTGCTGGTGTTCCTTTTGGGATACACCTACGCGCAGATCCCGTTGGTGTTCAAGACCTGTACACCATCCATGATTGATCGGATTTTGAAATGAAAACAAGCAAAGTGTTTAAAGCCGCCAAGAAGCAACTTTGGAATGGCGTTGGTGATTGGATGGATCACCCAAAAGAACGATACATCTGCCATGCCATTTACTGGCGTGTTAATTGCACAAACGATGAAGCCCGTTTCACCAAAAAACTCATTGCATTGTTGCTTGAGGGCCACGACACCTTGGAGGAATGGCTGTTGGCAAAACACGACATCAATGGGTTTTCCGACACAAAGAAATTGCAACAGACCCGCCAAGCATGGCTTGACCACTTGGTGAAGCATTACGAAAGCATTGGAGATTGAAATGAAACTACAAGCCGGTAACCCCAACCTGATGCGCAAGAACCCTGACGCGTCTCTTGCCGCTGTGCCCAACAAGCTAGGTGACAAGAACCCAGCTCGCTATGTGCGTGGCGGATACGTGCCTATGGAGAAAGGCCCTGATGTTGTACCCCCGCCGCAAATGAACTTATGGAAGAGGGACAAGTACGTCCCCGAGAGCATGGCCCCAGTACGCCGTGGCGCTGATGACTTCCTTCGTGTGCAAAGCAGGGGGTTCTGATGTGGCCTTTCCCCCCATTCCCGAGGCCGGTGCCTGCTAAAGCACCACCGCTTAAACCTAACCCTGACAACTATGAGGAGTCCCCATTTTGACTGAACGAATAATCACAGACAGCAACGGACGCAAACACATTACAACTGAACCGTTGAGGCCAAGACTTGACCAAGGCCCAGACTACGAGCGTGGTTTTGTTGATGGGATGATGCATTTAACACAAACCAGCGTGTACAAGGCGGTCAATGCAATTGCACAACAAGCGATAGAAGCCCTAGCACAGCCAGCGCAGGGATGGAAGTTGCGCGAGGTTTACTTTGACGAACATGGAGAGCCGATCATGCACAGAGAGCCAGCGCAGGAGAAGAACACATGACTAAAGAAGAAGCATTGGAGATTGCACTTGATTACATCAATCGCACAACATACTGGACTGAAGGCCGAGACCGGCACGACACTTTGAAGGCTGTCAAAGAAGCCCTAGCACAGCCAGCGCAGGAGCCTAGCGCTACACGCCCATGTCGCAGTTGCGATGGAACTGGCGAGCGCTTTACAGGGATTGACGAAGCACCTACATCAATCTGCAAACCGTGTAAAGGAACTGGACAAATAGCCTTGGCACAGCCAGCGCAGGAGCCTGTGGCGTGGATGTATTGGCAAAATTGTTTAAACGACGATGGCACTCAAACTGGGCCTTGGGTTAGACGGCTATCAAATACAAAGCCACAGGATTCAGTCATTTACAAAGACGTTACTGCCCTCTACGCCGCACCACCACAGCGCCCGTGGGTAGGGTTGACAAGGGAAGAGTCTTTGTCAATTCTTGATGACTGCCGAACTCCAATTACCTATATATCAATGATTGAAGCCAAACTCAAGGAGAAGAACACATGACTAAAGAAGAAGCAACATGGAGATGCTCTCACGGCTGGTTGCGGGGAGAGCAGTGTGAGACATGCAAGGAAACGATGACTAAAGACAAAGCATTGAAGCTGGCGCTTGAGGCGTTGGAGAAGAGTGTGGCTACCTGTTTTGATAGGTACGCTCATGAGCAAGTAATGAGCAGACCAGAGCACTTCATTAACCAAGCCATCATCACCATCAAAGAAGCCCTAGCACAGCCAGCGCAGGGGCCTGACCGCCAAACATTGCAAGCGAATGGGACGCACCCAGCACCATGCGCTCGACACTGCGAAGCACAAGCCTTTAAGGTTGAGATACGCAACTTGAAGGCGCAGTTGGCACAGCCAGCGCAGGAGCCGGTGGCTGAATTTAAAAAATCGCATCGTGTAAATTACCCGCTTCTAACGTGGAATGATGGCTATGTTGCAAAGGTTGGCGCAAAGCTCTACACCACTCCACAACAGCGCCCGTGGGTAGGTCTGACGGATGAGGAACGCAAAGAAATCATGCGCTACGAAAAAGATTTTTGGGGTGTAAGCGGATGGGAGTGGAAATGCATGGAAGCCCTCGAAGCCAAACTCAAGGAGAAGAACACATGAAAGCCGTTATTGAAGTGACGGACTGCCAAGATTGTCCTTTTGCAGGAGACCACCGTGGACACGGTGAATGCTGGACTGAGTGCCGTCATCCTCAGCATAACCAAGGCCCATACGGAAACATACTTTGGGGTTGCCAAGAAAAGTTTAAGACCATCCCAAATTGGTGTCCACTCAAGGAGAAGAACACATGAGTACCGGCTGGCCTATCACCATGTTCCTGTTGCAGGACTGCGACCGCAAGCTGGCTCGTTGGTTCTCAAGCAGGCTGGATGCACAGGCAGTTATCCGCAGGCAGTGGCCTGACGTTGTAAAAACTTATTGGAGAAAGACATGAACAATTTATTTGAGTTGATGGAGGGTGCTTGGATTTTTGCTATTGCATTTTTTGTGCTACTCACCATGCCAATATGGGTGCTGCCGTATGCTGCATTTAAATGCTGGAAAGCAATCCGAGCAAGGGGAAACAATGTATAGCTACAACAAACAAATCCGACAAGCACTAAGGGATAACCCTGATGGACTTACAGTGGCACAAATAGTAGTCTTGGTGCCTGCGCCAGAGAACACCGTCAATCGGCAGTTACGCATGATGCCAGACACATACATTGACCGCTGGCAATCGCGCGGTGTCAAAAACTATGTGAGTGCCGTGTGGTGTGTAATCGTGCCGCCCGAAAATTGCCCTAGACCAAACCGCAAACCTTTAAAGGAAAAAAATGACTACATCCCCGTTTACTGAAGAGCAACGTGCAATGATTAAGTCATTGAGCAGGCTGCAACCAAGGGGTAGAGACTACTCTGCAGCCCCAAACAGGCCGTTGGAGGCTTACATCAAGTCAATGCAAAAGCTGCACCCTGAGATGTTCCAAGATGCCAAATCAATGAAGGAGAGAGTTTTTGTTGATGAGCCACTTTTATGCAGTTTTAAGCGGTCAGTCCGAACTCTTTCAGAGTCACCGTACAGAGTCAGGAATGTTTAAAAATGCTATCCACCTACCCGCCATGCTTCAGCTCGGAGAAGCAACACAAGGAATGGAAGGCGCTTGCTTTTAGAAGCAATTTAAAAAGCTTCCACATCTGCGTTGACTGCACACCCAGCTACCAGGCTGAGATGATGTCGGTGGCGCGATGCCAATCCCCCGATGTTGATGTCAATGTCCTGCACCAACGGGAGATGGAAGAAGCCATGAAGCAAGAAGTGACCGAGGGCAAGATCAAGCCGGTGGTGGATCATTGGACGGAGATGATTAACCAACTAACCCCAAAGGTTAAAAAATGAAAAATGACGTACCAAACTTTGCCGCATGGAGCCACAGTAATCTGGCTAAATTTTCGGAGGAGTCGTACATTCGTATGCAAGCACAGCATGAGGCCATCAAGCAATTGCAAGGTGACCTTAAAGATGCAATGGTTCAAGTAAGACAGTTACTCAAGGAAAAAAATGACTGAAAAAATTTCGCTGGAAAAAATCCGCCTCGATGGTGGAACGCAGCCCCGCAAAGAGCTTGATGGCAGCCTTGTACAGCACTACAAAGAACAGCTACTGGAAGGTGCGGTCTTTCCACCTGTCGATCTGTACTTCGATGGCAAGCACTACTGGTTGTCTGATGGATTCCATCGCGTACACGCACACACCCAGGCTGGCTACAAAGAGATTTTGGGCAATGTTATTCAGGGCACAAAGCGTGATGCATTCATTGCCTCCTTGAAGGCAAATTCCAAGCACGGCAAGCCACGCAGCGCAGAAGAGCGCCGCTACGTTGTTCAATTGGCTCTTGAGGATATCGAGCTAGGGGAGTTTTCAGACTACCAGATCGCTGTCGCCTGCGATGTGAGCAAGATGACTGTTGGTCGCATCCGCAAGGCATTGGGGCTCGAGAAGTCCTCCAGCATTGGCAAAGATGGCAAGCGCCGCGATACCACAAGCATTGGACGCAAGCCTGCACCAATAGAGCCCGACTATGAAGAGCCCACAGAAGATGAAAAAATCAATGAGCTGGCAACTGAATTTGGCGTGATCTCGGAGGAGAATACTCGGCTCAAAGATATGCTTGCAGTTCAGTCTATGCCTGTTTCGGAAGAGGCAAAGCAGGAGGTGCAAGACACAATTACTATGTTGCGCGAGCAGGTCAAAGACCTTGAGGCACAGCTTTATTCCATGACCCAAAGTCGGAATGAGTTCATGTCCAAGAACACTGAGATGTTGAAGCAAATCAACTACTGGAAGAAACGCGCAGAGAAGTAAACACCGAAGCTGGGCGGTTTCCCAGCAGGAGAGAGCATGATAAATTTAAGACCGCATCAAGCGGATGTTGTGGCTAAACTCGACCAAGGATTTGCCCAGCACCGCTGCCAACTGTTGTATGCACCAACAGGATTTGGCAAAACAGAAGTAGCCATGCACGTTATGGCTGAACACGCCAAGCTAGGTATCAGGGTGGCAATGGTATTGGATCGGATTGTGTTGGTTAACCAGACCAGCACACGCCTTTCCAAGTACAAAATCCCGCATGGCGTCATGCAATCTGGTCACTGGCGATACCGCCCCCATGAGAGCATCCAAGTCTGTAGCGCACAGACCCTGGAGCGCCGGGCTGACTTCCCGGACGTTGGCCTCCTGATCATTGACGAGTGCCATGTCCAGCGCAGACAGGTCATCCAGTACATCCAAGACAATCCGCAAGTAAAGGTCATTGGCCTGACCGCCACCCCATTCACAAAAGGATTGGGAGACACCTACACCCATGTGGTTGGTGCAAAGCCCACAGGAGAGCTGATTGAGGATAAATGGCTTGTTCCACTCAAGATCTTCATTGCCAAAGAGATCGACATGACCGGAGCCAAGAAGGTTGCTGGCGAGTGGTCGCAAGACGAGGTGAGCGCCCGTGGCATGAAGATCACCGGCGATATAGTTGATGAGTGGATACAGAAAACCAACCAGCTGTTTGGTGGACCGCGCAAGACTGTAGTTTTCGCCTCCGGTGTTGAGCATGGGCGTGACTTGGTGCGACAGTTTGCTGAGCGCGGTTATCACTTTGTGTCCATCAGCTACAAAGAAGAGGATGACTTCAAGCGGGAAACCATTGAAGACTTCAGCCGTCCCGATACAAAGATCACCGGCCTGATCGCAACCGACATCCTCACGCGAGGGTTTGATGTGCCTGACGTAATGATTGGCGTGTCGGCTCGACCCTTCTCCAAGTCCTTCAGCAGCCATGTCCAGCAGATGGGGCGCGTCATGCGTCCATGTGAGGGTAAGACGCACGGCGTTTGGCTTGATCACAGCGGCAACTATCTCAGGTTCCGCAAGGAGTGGGATGACCTGTTCGCTGATGGTGTGACCGAGCTTCCAGATGGAGGTGAGGCAACCAAAAAAGAACCACCCGAGAAGGTTAAAAAAGAGTCCAAGTGCGGTGGATGCGGCGCGTTGTGGGTTTGGCCTGGACGGCAATGCGGTGAGTGCGGCTGGATCAGACCCATGAAAGAGGTTCTGAACGTACCAGGCCACATGATTGAGCTGGAGACAGGCAAAAGCTCCACCGCTGAGAACCAAAGCTTTTACTCCGAGCTGTTGTACTACAGTCGAATGCGCGGCTACAAGGATGGCTGGGCGGCGCACAAGTACAAAGAGAAGTACGGGGCATTCCCTCGCGGCTTGGGATCGGAGACAAAGTCCCCCAGCCACAAGACACTCAATTGGATTAAGAGTAAAGCTATCGCATACGCAAAGGCTAGGGCATGAGTTTTGAAGAATTTGCACAGTCGCATGGCTTGTTGATTGACCATGTGGTGGAGGGGCGCTGGATGCGAGTTCCAACAACAGATCACCCGCGCAAAAAGAACGGGGCGTACATTTTTGACGGCAGAAGCGGTTTGGTGCAGAACCACGCAGTCCATGAGTCCCCGATCCGATACCAGTCGAATGAGCCGTATGTGCCTGACCCACACGCAGCAGCCAAGCGGGAGCGCAGAATCGCAGAGCAGCAACAGAAACAGGTGGATGCGGCAAAGAAGGCTGCATTCATCTATAACAATGTTACAGTTGAACCGCACCCATACCTGATTCGCAAAGGGTTTGCAGAGCCAGCCAAAGTATGGAAGGGGCTGCTGACAGTCCCGATGCGGGTGGATGGCAAGCTGGTCGGGCTGCAGTTAATCCAAGCAGACGGAACAAAGAAGTTTTTATCAGGGCAGCGCACAAAAGGAGCCAGCCTGGTCATTGATAACCACGGCAGGAATGTATTGGTGGAGGGTCTTGCGACAGGCTTATCAGTGCGCCGCGCTCTCAAATCCATGCGCCAGCGGTACACAATCCACGTTTGCTTCTCGGCTGGGAACATGGTAGAGATCGCCCAGTCGGTGCAAGACCCGTTGGTGATTGCCGACAACGACCCGATGGGGATAAGTATTGCTAAAAAAATAGCCTCGCGCTATTGGTTAGGCGAGGCTGGTGAAGACTTCAACGACTTTGAGCAGAGGGTCGGAGTCCAGGCAGCTGCCGAGTCCCTCCGCCCGTTCTTCTAGAACGTACCTCGTCCTTTGCAGGTAAAGCAGGCTGTGTCTTCGTGATACCCTTCCCCGCTCCCGTTGCAGGTTGGGCAAATGCCTGCTTCATCATCTTCGGGTAGGTACGCCAGCAAACTTTCGCGCGGGAGGTCAGCAAGCAACTCCACCACAGCGGTGGAGTCCCCAATCTCAAAATCGCGCTTGATTTGCTCAATAACGTCATTGATCAATTCAGCGTTTTTCATATGGTTCACCATGATGATTGGTAGGTGAATGACCACTCGTCGCCCAGTTCCCTGCTCAGCAGTTCCTTGAGTTCCTTGTGGGTGCGCTTGACCTGTTCCCAGTACCAGTCATCCACCTCGGCGGCTCCAAAGAAGAACCCGCCTTGTGGTGGTAGCAGTTCCGCAGCCTTGTCGGGGTTGGCGATCACTTCCCCGCACAGCTCCATTAGCTTCATCAGGTCATCAAAACTGACGTAGTACTCCTGACAATTGTCTTCCCCGTCCTGCACGTTCTCCACAAACCATGCGTGGATCGCGTTGGCCTTGCGCCAGTACATCCCCTCGTAGTTCAGGTGGGTAAGCTTCATCCCAGCGGCTTCCGGTACACCATCCACTGTGGGCGCGGCGTCTTCATCAGACGACCAGCTAGTAAATTTCTTCGCGTTCAGGTACATATCTAGACCCATGATTCTCTCCTTGTTACAGTTGCAGCCATCGAATGATGACCCACAAACCCAGCTCGCTGGGCTTGTAGATATCACTCGCGCGCTTCCCCTAGCTGTGCGGTTTCGTGGTTAATGATGGCGTCCAGCTGCTCCAATACGTTGGCGCGGTTGCCCTTCAGCCCGAATTCAGTGCGAATGATCGAATAGCAGCTCTTGCCGCCTTTGACCTTCAGACCCTTGATCTCCAGCCGTAGACCGGAGCGCAGCACCATCAGGCGATAGAGTGCTATTTGGCTTGGTTGCGTGATCATCATTGCTGCGCCCATTTCATGCCGAACACGCCTGGAAAGAATTCCGTGGTGGTAGCGTCTTGCGACAGCTTCACATAAACCCTGCCGGTGCTGCTGGGTTTGTGTGGCTCTCGAGCGCCGACCAGTAAGTACATCTCCCCGCGAAACGTGGGGTAGTACTGTCCAAGCTGCGCCTCGCGCCCTGTTGCGTCCAATAGTTTCATACTCTCGCCTTTCTTTGTGGTGGGTCACATTTGCCCCCAAAGCCCCGCGCGCGAGGCTTTGAGTGCTATCTGTGCAGCACGTTTTGCGCGGTGTGGATTGCCTCGGTCAGCTCTTCCGTCATGGCAGAGTCGGGCAGCTCGCAGCTATTAACGCTCGCCCAGTAAATCAAGTTCCCCAGTGCTTCGCGCAGAGCTTGGGTTTCAGTGACTGGGGCGTGGCAAATAGCGTCTATTTTTTGCTCGGTGGATGTTTGCATTTTTAGCCTTTTGCGTTTGTTTGGTATTCCCTGCGACCCTGGTCGATCAACCGGCGCGCGTGGTCGCGGTCTTGCGGCTCTTCGCTGGCGATCATTGCGCGCAGCTCTTGTGCCCGTTTTATGCGGCTGGCGGGTAGTGATAGGCGTTCGTATTGATAGCCCGCTTCGTGGTAGGCGTGTTCGGTGTGTATCATTCTTGGATTACCTTGTAGTCGGTTATGGATTGTTCAGGGGTAGCGTCCAGCAGTAGATTTATGGCTTCGAGCGCTGCCGGTAGGGTCGCAAAGCGTAGGGGCTGGTCGTTTTCCGTCCAGCTGTCAGCCCACCACCCGCGAAAACGGGTCAAAACAAGCCAGCTCATGCGCGCACCAGCTGGTACATATTCCAGCCACAAGTGATCGTGATGTGTCCGTGGTGCAACATTTCGTCAATCATGGAGCGGTCGAATTTGTGCCAGCCTGTCCAGTCGGCGGGGTGTCGCGCTACTTCGTGCCAGCCTTGGCGGTCGTTTTTTGCGTGGTATGCGATCATTAGTGCGTTGCTCATGGGTTGCCTTTCATTGGTTAGGGGTAGCCCGTAAGCCCTGCGCGTCAGGGCTTACAAATAGCCCTATATCGTGCAGCAGCCACAGCACGGGGCGTCCGCGCAGCGTCCGCGCGGGTTGCGGTAGTGGATCGTCCGCCCGTGTTGCCCGTTGAACATGATCACGCCGGCGGGGGCGTATATCGGCGCTGTCTCCATGTCTCCAGGCTCGTGGATCCAAGCTTTGCGGGTAATGGTGTCGTATTGGATCTCATCTCCAGCATTGAACCGGTGGCCGGTGATTGCGTCCCGTCCGGCGTATTTGGCGATCATTGTCTTAATCATGGTTCAGGCTTTCAGGATAGGGATTACTCGGCGCGCCAGCTGGTCGGTGCGCTTGGCGCGTGTGCCGTGGGCTCGGAAACCGACAATAAAGTCGCGGTCGGCTCGGCTGCACCATGCGTCCCAATTACCGCAATTCTCGCAAGTCGATTCTGCGCGGGTCTGCGCTTCGCATACGACAATGCGGCGACCTTCGGGCGTGAATGACAGTTTGGGCGTATCGCTTGGCACAATGCACACCACTGGCAAGCCGTGGGCGCTGAGCCGGTCGGCGTGTCCAGCATCGTCCGCGCTCAAGTTCACGACAAAGCCCCAAGCATTGGCGGCGCGTATCCACTTAATTGCCTGCGGCTGGTGCTTGTGACTGTATGCAAAGCCTTTGCGGCCCGTATTGGCCTTAACAATCACCCCCAGCTCGTAAGGGTCGACTAGCTCTCCATCGCCTGGAAGATCGCCGGCGATACCATAACGCCACAATTGCAGCGGTGGCAAGTTGCGGATATAGCTGGCGAGTATGTCAATTGGGACCCCGCGAGCTGGCACTTTGTCCCACTGCATACGGGTGTAAAAGTCTTCCCCGTAACAGTCCTGCCCGTAGTGTGGGCAGCTATCGGGGCAAGTTTTTCGGAGCGAGTAAGTTTGCGGTATTGGTCCGGTTTTCCGGTTCGAGCTGGCGCGGATAAATGTGTACATAGTGGCGTCCTATAGGTAAGCGAAAAGGGTATAAGCGAGGGCGCAGCCAATAGCTACAACCAGCGCAGCAGCAGCCCACGGGCTGGGGTGATTGGTGGGGGTGTAGTGCTCACGCATCATGAGCCCCTAGCTGTTTTTGAATGTAGGCCAGCGCGAGCCATAGCTTGGCAAATGTCCGGCTTTGTCCGGCGTAGTTAGTGACAATCCAACCGGCAGCGCCTGGTTCTAGTGTGTATTTCACAGTGCAGCCCCATCATGGATAACGTCCGCCAGCATTACTGTGACGTCATAAGCTTTTCGAGCTTTGAAAAAAGCGGCTGCGAGCTGCTGGGCGGCGTATGAGCTGGGCGCGTGTACTGTTGTTTGCTTGCCGCGATAAAACGCAATATAGGGTCGCATGGTTAGCCTTTTGGGTTGTCGGCAAAATCGCCGTCTATACCCTCGCGGGAGGGCATAGGCTGCAGTTTTACAGTGCTGGGAATAGTGTAGGAACCAGCTCGGCGGCTGCGCGCAATTCTTTTAGCTGGGCATAGTAATCGGCGTAGTCCATGCCGATATCCGCAGGGTAAACAACGTCGCTAAGGTCGTAGGCGCGCATCACGCCGGCCTTTGTGAGCTGGGTTGTGGGGTGCAGTAGGTAATCAATCCCTCGATCAATGTCCAGCATGATGATCGCCCCATTGTCCAGGCGCTTGGCGGCTATGCGCTGCCCGTGCTCGGTGTAGGTGCGTCCAGTGTTGAATGCGATGGTTTCCATGTTCGTCCTTTCGGGTAGTGGGTTAATGCAATAGATGCCCGTCTAATGTCTCATGTGCTGCATATCATGTCAAGGGGTTTTTGTACAGTAAAACGGGGAAAACAATTAATAGAATTGAATGTGTCGACCAGTCACGGAATAGACCCAGCAGTGCAAAGCCTGGACCCAGCAGCCACTATGCAAACGCGCGAGTCGTGATATAGTCCTCCCGTTCTCAATAAATACCGGTCGGTCGCAATAAAGGCGGGCAGTACACAATGGCAAAGCAAACCACGCAAAAACTAACGCGCGAGCAAATCAAGGCAGGCTTGGACACTATCCCAGTAGAAGTGCTTCTATCGGCTGGTAAGGGTAAGACACCACAGCTCACAGCAAAACAGAAGGCATTCGCTCATGCAGTAGCGCTAGGGAAACCAAAGGCTCAGGCCTACAGAGAGAGCTACAAGGCAGACGCCACACCGGCAACAATACACACAGCCCCGTATGAGCTGGCAGCAAACCCTGCGGTCGCTCGGGAAGTGGAAGCCTATAAGTTGGCCATCGAGGCTGAAAAACATCGAACACCCCTACAACTGAAGGCTTTACTGGTGCAGCAGCTGGTTGCCCATAGCCTGGACGATGACTTCCCCCCAGCGTCACGGGTGCAGTGTCTCAAGCTGCTGGGCTCGCTGTACGATGTAGGCGCGTTCATTGAGCGCAAAGAGATTACGACAGTGTCGCGCAGTGACGATATCCGCACTCGCTTGCTGTCCAGGCTGCAGGCCGTCACTGTAGACGCTGAGCCGGTAGATGATGCGCTCGATTTGCTCGCTGAGATCAAGAGCGCCAAGGCCGGCAGCGACCCCACCGCACCCGTACCCCCCGAATCAGGCGCGCCGCGCGCGGGTCCGCCTACACATACTATTCCACACATTCGATCTGAAGAAGAATCCAATCCAGTTGATGATTCAGTTGATGATTCAGTCGATGATTTTGACCAACTGTAACAAAGTTATAGTTGAAACACCCCCCCGGTCTGTTTCTGTACAAAAATGGGGTGGGGGTATATTTTTTTAACAACTGTAACAATGTTATAGATGAAACATCCAAAGCTACTACATACCGTAAAGAAGAAGGAGTACTACATGACTGAGAAGCAGAGGACTGTCTTCCTTGTGATAGATGAGTACTGGAAGAATTTTGGCTATGGGCCGTCCATTGATGACATCATGTACCAGACTGGTGATAAGGGGCGGGGTAATGTTCATCGGATTGTGAAGAAGCTTTGTGAGCTGGGGATTTGCAAGCGGATGAGCAGGAGCGCTCGAAGTGTGCGGCCAAGCTATTTGTCGATGAGGAATATATGAAGACAATCATCCATGTGAATCAACATGTTATCAAGGCCAACAAGAAGACTGGCGCGAATGACCCTGTGCTGACGGTGAAAACCTACAAGGACAACAGATACGCTCATTTTGTTCGGATCAAGGGCGACAGTACTATTGTGTACTCGCCTGACAAGCCTTTATCTTGTGGAGCGCATGTTTGGATAGAGACACACGGGGATGTGATCCTGGATGAAGACTACTTTGCGGCTCTTGGCCCTTGCAGTAAATGAATATTGATGCACTGAGTAAGGCTATTGCTCTTCTTCCTGTTAATGAGCAGGAGGCGTTCTTTGATGAGCTGGATGAGTACCGGGCCAGTCTTTTGCGTGAGGAAGCGCAGGAGGACTTTCTGAAGTTTGTTCACACAATGTGGCCGGGCTTTATTGATGGACGCCACCATAAGGTGATGGCTCGTAAGTTCCAGGACATTGCGTCGGGGAAGATCAAGCGGCTGATCATCAATATGCCACCACGGCACACAAAGTCAGAGTTTGCTTCTTACATGTTGCCGGCCTGGTTCTTAGGTAAGTACCCTAACAAGAAAATCATCCAGACTTCAAACACGGCTGAATTGGCTGTTGGATTTGGCCGGAAGGTGCGTAACCTTGTTGGCAGTGAGCAGTACTCAAAGATCTTCCCTAACGTGAATCTGCGCCAGGATAGTAAGGCGGCTGGCCGTTGGTCAACGAATAAGGATGGTGAGTACTTCGCTATCGGTGTCGGCGGAACAGTAACAGGTAAGGGTGCTGACCTATTGATCATTGATGACCCGCACTCTGAGCAGGAGGCCGCGCTTGCTTCCGGAGATCCGTCGGTGTTTGATAAGGTATATGAGTGGTACACATCTGGTCCACGCCAGCGTCTGCAGCCAGGCGGATCTATCGTTGTTGTTATGACCCGCTGGGCCAAGAGAGATCTGACGGGCCGGATTATTCAGTCTTCCCTTGATAAGGATGGAAACGACGACTGGGAGGTAATTGACTTCCCCGCCATCCTGCCTAGCGATAAACCCCTTTGGCCGGAGTTCTGGAAACTTGAAGAGCTGGAGGCACTGCGATCTGAACTGCCAGCCGCGAAGTGGAATGCACAATACCAACAGAGCCCAACCTCTGAAGAGGGCGCGATTGTTAAACGTGAGTGGTGGAAGATCTGGGAGAAGGAAGACCCGCCCCGCTGCGAGTTTGTTATCCAGAGCTGGGATACTGCATTCTTGAAGACAGAGCGGTCTGACTACTCGGCTTGCACTACCTGGGGTGTTTTCTACATGAACGAAAACTCCGAGGACGCTCACATCATTCTGTTGGATGCATTTAAAAAGCGTATGGAGTTTCCTGAACTTAAAGCCAAGGCGTTTAACCATTACAAAGAGTGGGAGCCGGATGCGTTTATTGTTGAGGCCAAGGCTTCGGGAGCGCCGCTGATATTTGAATTGCGGGCAATGGGCATACCTGTCCAGGAATTTACTCCAAGTAGGGGAAATGATAAGATGGTGCGGATTAACTCTGTAGCTGATCTATTTGCCAGTGGTAAGGTTTGGGCTCCGTCAACACGCTGGGCTGATGAATTAATTGAGGAGATGGCTGCATTTCCAAATTCAGACCACGATGACTTGGTTGACTCCGCTACCCAGGCACTGATCCGTTTCAGAAAAGGCGGTTTCATTCGGCTGGCAACAGATGAGCAGGATGAAGTACGTTCATTCCGGCGCAAAGCATCTTATTACTAAGGACAAATATGTCTATTGAAAAATCACTCTCCTCCGCTCCAATGGGTTTGGAATCACTTGCACCTCCAGAAAATGATGGAATTGAGATTGAGATTGAAGATCCGGAGTCAGTTGATATCCATATTGGTGATACTGAAATAAAAATTGGAAGCGTTGAAGATGATTTTGATGCCAACCTGGTTGACGAGCTGGATTCAGATGTAGTTAGCCAGCTTGTTTCGGAGTTGATTGAAGATTTTGAAGATGACGTTAACTCCCGCAAGGAGTGGATGCAGACCTATGTAGACGGACTCGAGCTACTGGGTATGAAAATTGAAGAGCGGGCTGAGCCCTGGATTGGCGCTTGCGGTGTTTATCACCCACTCCTGTCAGAAGCAGTGGTTAAATTCCAGGCCGAGGTGATGATGAGCACCTTCCCTTCGGCTGGACCCGTCAAAACACAGATCATTGGCAAAGAAACCCCAGAAAAGAAGCAGGCTGCTACCCGTGTGGCTGCAGATATGAATTATGAACTCACGGATGTGATGACAGAGTTCCGCCCTGAGCATGAGCGTATGTTGTGGGGCTTGGGTTTGGCTGGTAATGCCTTCAAGAAGGTGTACTTTGACCCAAATCTTGACCGCCAAACCTCCATTTTTGTACCGGCTGAAGACCTGGTTGTCCCTTATGGCGCTTCAGATCTGCAAACTGCTGACCGGATTACCCACGTTATGCGGAAAACGGAGAATGAAATCCGTAAACTGCAGGTTGCTGGCTTCTACTCGGACATTGATCTGGGAGAACCCAACAATAACTTGGATGATGTTGAGAAAAAGATCGCAGAGAAGATGGGATTCCGTGCAAGTACGGATGACCGCTACAAAATCCTGGAGATCAACGTCAATTTGGACCTGGAAGGGTTTGAAGATACAGATAAAAACGGTGAACCAACCGGTATTGCCCTGCCATACATTGTTACAGTTGAAAAAGGCAGCGAAAAATGCCTGGCAATCCGCCGCAACTGGGATAAAGACGACAAGCTCAAGAGCAAACGCCAGCACTTTGTGCATTACGGCTACGTTCCTGGCTTTGGCTTCTACTGCTTTGGCTTAATCCACCTTGTAGGCGCGTTTGCTAAGTCCGGAACATCTATTCTGCGCCAACTTGTAGACGCTGGAACCCTGGCTAACCTACCAGGCGGCTTTAAGACCCGGGGATTGCGTGTTAAGGGTGACGACACACCAATCGGCCCAGCGGAATGGCGTGATGTTGACGTACCTAGCGGGACTATTGCTGACAACATCATGGCTCTCCCATACAAGGAGCCAAGCCAAGTACTGGCAATGCTGCTGGACAAGATCGTGGACGAGGGACGGAAGTTTGCTTCTGCCGCCGATATCCAGGTGGCTGATATGTCCGCCAACTCTCCTGTCGGCACAACCCTGGCTATCCTTGAGCGCACCCTGAAAGTAATGACGGCGGTACAAGCCCGCATTCACTACTCCTTCAAGCAAGAGCTGATCCTGCTGCGCGACATCATCCGCGACTATACGCCTTCGACGTACAGCTATGAGCCAGATGAAGGATCACCCAAGGCTAAGCAGTCGGACTATGACCTTGTTACAGTTATCCCAGTATCGGACCCCAATGCAGCCACGATGGCGCAGAAGATTGTCCAGTACCAGGCTGTCATTCAACTATCTCAGCAAGCTCCTGATATCTACGACCTGCCGCAACTGCACCGCCAGATGTTGGATGTACTGGGTATCAAGAATGCAGAGAAGCTGGTCAAGCTTGAGGAGGATGAGTTGCCGGTTGATCCAGTGACTGAGAACATGAATGCACTCAATGGCAAGTCCATGAAAGCTTTTATATCCCAGGACCACAAGGCCCACATGACGGTCCACCAGATGTTCATGCAAGATCCAATGATCATGCAGACCATCGGCCAGAACCCAAAGGCAAACCAGATCATGGCCGCACTGCAAGCTCACAATGCTGAGCACTTGGCCTTTGAGTACCGTAAACAGATTGAGCAGCAGATGGGTGTACCCCTACCAGCCCCGGGCGAGCCATTGCCAGAGGATGTGGAAGTGCAGTTGTCTCAACTCATGGCTCAAGCTGGTCAGCAAGTTAATCAAGCCAACTCAGCCAATGCCCAGCAGCAGCAAGCTCAACAGCAAGCTCAAGACCCGCTCATTCAAATGCAACAACAGGAACTACAACTCAAGAACGCAGAGATCCAGCGCAAGCAACAGAAGGATCAGCAAGAGATGCAGCTTAAAGCCAGCCAGCAACAGTTGGAAGGTATGAGCCTTGAGAACAAAAAGCAAGTGGACATGGCCCGCATTCAGGCTGAATCTATTAATGCCCAGATGCAAGTTCATTCTGCAGAAGCTATTGCTCAAGCCAAATTGCAGGCAGAGAATGAACGTGAACGTCAACGCCTTATGGCTAGTATGTACAAGGGTCAAATATGATTGATAAATACCTGGACCATTTGTCTGCAAAGATAAATGACAAAGTATCCCAACTCCAAGTGAACATTGCTGATGGTAAGGCAATGGATTATGCGGAGTACAAGAAGATGTGCGGAGAGGTTAAAGGTCTGCTCACTGCACGTTTATACATCACAGACCTACAAGAAAGACTGAAAACTAATGACGATGAGTAATTTGGATCTCGTGAACGCTGTGGACTTGTCTCAAATTTTGAACAAGCCTGCAGAAGATAAAGCAAAACAGCTTCCAAAGCCAAGTGGTTACCGCATTCTTTGTGCTGTACCAGAGGCAGAAGAAACCATTGATGGGTCCAGCCTTATTAAGTCCGCAGACATGATGCGGAATGAAGAGCTGCTAACTACAGTTCTATTTGTGGTTGAGCTTGGCCCTGATTGCTACAAAGATGAAAAACGGTTCCCCAATGGACCGTACTGTAAACAAGGTGATTTTGTTCTTGTCCGGCCAAATGCTGGTACTCGGCTTCTGATCCATGACCGTGAGTTCCGCATCATCAACGATGACAGCGTTGAGGGTGTTGTTCAAGACCCCCGTGGCATTAAACGCAAATAAGGAGCGTACATGAAATACGATGAATTTAAATTTCCCGACGAGAAGGATGACGACAAGATTGACAATGAGATCATTGTTGAGATTGAAGACGATACCCCTCCAGAGGACCGGAATAAAGAACCTTTACCTGAAAAAATTAAGGAAGATCTTTACAACGATGAGTTGGAAGACTACTCCACCAAGGTAAAGAAGAAGCTTCTGCAGATGAAGAAGCTGGCGCATGATGAGCGCCGTGAAAAAGAAGCAGCCATGCGTGAGCAAACCCAAGCAATTGAGTTTGCCCGTAAGTTGATGGATGAGAATAAAAAGCTCAAGTCCAACTTAAACAACAGTGAGAGTAATGTTATTGCAAGCGTTACCCGGGCTGTTGAAATGGAGATGGCTGCAGCCAAGAAAGAATACCGCGAGGCGTATGACTCTGGCGATACAGACAAAGTAATGGAGGCTCAGGAAAAATTAACCGCTGCCACATTGAAGGCTGATAAGGTTAAGAACTTCCGCCCTACTGTACAGGAAGAAGAATATGTGATACAACCGCCACGGCAAGCGGTTAATACTCCTACTCAAGATCCATCAGCGGTAGCTTGGCAACAAGATAACCCCTGGTTCGGTGAAGATGATGAAATGACCAGCCTGGCTTTGGGGTTGCATGAAAAGCTCCGCAAAGAAGGTGTTAGAGTTTCATCGCAAGAGTATTACAATCGCATCAACCAAACTATCCGCCAGCGCTTTCCAGAGAAATTTGCAGAGCAGGAGGAACAAGATACTCGGCCCAGCCGAAAAAGCTCGGTGGTTGCACCAGCTACACGGAGTACATCCGCAAAACGAGTCAAGTTGACCCAAGGTGAACTTAACTTGGCAAAGAAATTTAACCTTACACCAGAGCAATTTGCTTCGGAAAAAATCAAATTAGGATCATAAATCATGGCCGAAAACAGAAAACCGCGAGAGCTTGAGGAACGATTGATGGCAGAGCGTCCAAAACAATGGTCGCAGGCAGAAACCCTGCCAGAGCCTGACAAACAGCCTGGCTATGCGTACAGATGGATCCGTGTTTCTACTTTGAGTGTTGCTGACCCCCGCAATATCTCTGGCAAGTTCCGCGAGGGATGGGAGCCAGTTACTGTTGAGGAGCAACCGAAATTTAGAATGTTGTCCGATGCCAATAGCCGCTTTAGTGGCAATATTGAAATCGGCGGGTTGTTGCTCTGCAAGTGCCCTACTGAGTTTATGGAACAGCGAAACAAATATTTTGCTGACCAGGCTAAAGCTCAAGAGGTTGCTGTGGACAATAATTTGATGCGTCAAAGCGACCCTCGTATGCCACTCTTCAATGAGCGGAAATCGTCGACCAGCTTTGGCAAAGGCGCTTAATTATTTTTTTGGAGTCTTAAATGGCATATCCTACGGTCTCGGCCCCCTACGGCCTTAAGCCGGTCAATTTGATCGGAGGTCAGGTATTCGCTGGTTCTACACGTAACGTGAAGGTCCAGTACGGATACGCTACCAATATCTTTTACGGCGATTTTGTCTCGATTACTCGTGGCTTTGTGACCCGTCTGGCAGTTACTGATGGCGGCTCTGCTGCTACCGGTGCGGCTGGTTACGGTCAAATCGGTATCTTCTTGGGTTGCTCTTACACCAACCCTCTGACCAAGCAAAAGCAGTTCAGCCAATACTGGCCCGCTTCGACCTTGGCTGGTGATGCCGTTGCTATCGTGACTGATGACCCTGACACCATCTTCAAAGCAGCTGTTGTAACAACTCAAGGCGGTACCACTATTGGTTCGGCTTCGAGCGCAATGGTTGGTCTGAACATGACCATCTCCAACCTGGCGGGTAGCGTCAATACCGGTAACTCGTCGAACGGCATCTTGGCAAGCTCTGCTGCTACTACCGCTGCTCTTCCTGTGAAGATTATTGATGTTGTGCCTGACACTGCTATTTCCTTGGGCACTGCCACTTGGTCTAGCGGTACTACCACCTTGACTACCTCTGCTCTGCCTAACGCATTGCCAGTTGGTACTGAAGTTGGTTTCTTGGCCGCAAATGGTCAGTACGTTGGTACAGCTAACTGGGTTTCTACAGCAGCTACTGCTGGCGCTACCTCTGTTGTTGTCAACGCACAATATGGCGTGGTTAATGCTGGCGGCGCTGCTGCTACTGCAACCGCAATCCCAGCAAGTTCCGTGCTTGTGTTTACGCAGTACACTGAAGTTCTTTGCAAGATTAACTTTGGTTTCCACTCGTATTACACCGCGCTCGGTACTCAAACCGCCTAATAAGGAGTAACTTAAAATGGCTATTTCACGCGCACAACTACTTAAAGAGTTGCTCCCCGGTCTGAACGCTTTGTTTGGTCTTGAGTACGCCCGTTATGGTGAAGAGCATAAAGAAATTTATGAAGTCGAAACCTCTGAGCGTTCTTTTGAAGAAGAAACAAAACTGTCTGGCTTCTCTGCTGCACCCGTTAAGAATGAGGGCTCCGCCATCGCTTACGACAATGCACAGGAAGCATGGACCGCTCGTTACAACCACGAAACCATCGCTCTTGGCTTCAGCTTGACTGAAGAGGCTATCGAGGACAACCTGTATGACAGCTTGTCGGCTCGTTACACCAAGGGCCTGGCTCGTGCTATGGCGTATACCAAACAAGTCAAGGGTGCTGCTCCCCTGAACAACGGCTTCAGCGCTGCCTATACCGGCGGTGATGGTGTTGCTTTGTTCAGCACCGCTCACCCCTTGGTTAATGGTGGAACCAACGGTAACACCCCAACCACCCAAGCTGACTTGAATGAGACTTCCCTGGAAGCCGCTGTTATTCAAATCGCCGCTTGGACGGATGAGCGTGGTCTGTTGATTGCTGCTAAGCCCAAAAAGCTGATCGTTCCTCCTGCTCTGCAATTCGTTGCTACTCGTCTGTTGGAAACCGAACTCCGCGTCGGTACCAACAACAACGACATCAATGCGTTGAAGAACAATGGATCGGTGGCTGAAGGCTATACCATCAACCACTTCTTGACCGACAATAACGCTTGGTTCCTGACGACTGATGTACCTAACGGTATGAAGCACTTTGTCCGTACTCCGCTGTCTAACAGCATGGACGGCGACTTCGATACCGGTAACGTGCGTTACAAGTCTCGTGAGCGTTACAGCTTCGGCTGGTCTGATCCTTTGGGTATGTACGGCTCTAGCGGCTCGTACTAAACCATAGTGTTTTAAAGAAGGCTCCTCCGGGGGCCTTTTTTATTGCACCAATTTAAATTTGTGGTATATTGAGTTATCTGGGTGATTGCCCTTACCGCCACTGCCCCAGCAGACGATGCAACGATTGGTAAGGGTTCTTTTGCATAAGGACTTTTTGTCATGGCACGTTCTACTTTCGAAGGCCCTATTCTGTCGGGCGACAACCGTTTTGGCCCTCAACGCAATGTGGGCTATACCACACTGACGCAAAACGGCTACTTGGATCTACTCAACCTGACCGCTAACACGGCAGGCTACTCCGGCGGCTCCAGCCAGTTTGTTGTAGGTAACAACATCCCAAATGGCAACGCGACCATTTACACCCCATCTTCTACTGTGCCCTTGGCCCAGTCTACTGCTGTGGTACCGACTGCTGACACTACCAGCAATATCTATCGTGGCTTTGTGATGTACATCCCAACCGGATCTGACATTGACATTCCAATTATTGACGTAGCAGTGGTTCCTACTGGTGGCACTATCACCACTATTAAAATGTATGTATCCAATACATTTACTACTGAAGGCGGCACTCCTTTGTATGGCTCTGTATCA